TCTTCATATTCTTCGTCTAAAAATCTTAGCTGACAAAGAACACTCCATCTTAATCTAATAGCTGGGTCTAAGCAATAATCTCTAAAATCCTTTATATTAACGTCTTCTGCCGAACGAACATCTGGGAAAAGCAATTTTAAATAGGCGGTCGCAAGCTTCTTAATTGCTTCAAGATTTCTTGTATCACAATTTCCATCAGCTTCAATTAACTCATCGACAATTGCTCTATAGTAGAATTCGTCTCTCATCATATTAAAAATTTCAGTAAGGTAATTTGTTGAAATTGCCCAGCCTTCCATTTTTCTGTCTTCTGTAAATCTGCCAATTTTCCAACCCTCAATTATTCCTGCAAAACGGTCAATTAAGGCAGATTCTTTAAGAAACTTTGGTAATGTCTTAAACATATTTGATTTGTCTATTGAAAATTGAGAGCAAGGAATATTGCCAATAAGGGTTAATCCTGCGTCCGCTGTGCCGCAATAGCTTCCAATTCTAATTTCTCCGTTTTCAAGATAAGACTTTAATGCCCCTCCCATTTCTTCTGGAGAATTGCATTTAATTGTTTGAACTTCGTCCCAAATTACCTGAGAGCTTGTTGAGAAATAGCCTGCTTTCTTTGTTGTGTTATTGTAGAATGCTGTTGCTCTTGAAACAGAGCCGCCGCCTACAAGCCAATTGTGCTGAGATAGCTGAGAATAGCAATAGCTTTTTCCTGAGCCTTTTATAGCCAATTCAATTGTGTTCAAACGTTTCTCAACAAAAGGAAGAAATCTTTGAAGAAGAGTTAATTTTGCTTCTTCGTCCATATGGTCTGGGTTAAAGTTTAATCCTGCGAGAAGAACATCAATCCATTCTTTTGTTGAAAAATTCTTTCTTGCGTTTCTATAATCGTTAAGGTCAAAAGAATATGGGCAAAGTGGAGTAAAGTCTTCGAGATTGATAATTCCACAATCGTAGGTTAAAGTAATTTCTCCCCAAGCTCCCTCTGGTGTTAGAAGGAATTTCTTATTCTCTGATACAACACTCCAATCAACTTGTGCTTCTGCCTTTTTCTTAGGGAAACCATATTCAGGAAGTGAGAAACAAATTAGGTCATGAGCATAATCAAATTCAATTATTACTTTAGTAAGAAGTTTAATTGAGCCTTTTGAAGAGTGGCGTGCTTCTAATAAACGAATGTTCCACTCATCAGGCTTTAATCTCATTTCCTTTACATATTCACTTAGAGCAAAAGCATCGAGCTTACCACTTCCATTAGTAAATTTATGGAGAAGCCAACTCTTACAATCTGCTGGCATTTCTAAGAAATTCATTAATGTTGTGCTTGATGTTGATTTATAAACTGCGGCTGATGGGAATGCTGATTTTATTTTATTCATATAATAAATTGTCCTTTCAGGATTAGTTTCTTTTCTCATTTACTATAATAATTATACCATAGATTGCTTAGAAAGTAAAATCTTTTTTCTTATTTACTTTTATTATATAATCATAAAGTTCTTCATAAGAATTTACTGGGACACAATCTGTTTTATTTTTAATTAAGCGGAAGTAGTTGAATCTGTTAAAATCAAAAAGACTATCATAAACAAAGAATTCAGTTATGTTAAATTTGTCTTCAAGTAAATCGTTAAGCAAATTAAAAATAACACCATCAAAACCAATATTTAAAATCTGGTCGGCGGCAGAAGGAAAAACAGAATCTAATTTATCAAGAAATTCATCTCTTCTTTTATAACACACTTTAAATTCCCTCATTGTCTTACAAAATAATTCTTTACTAATCATATTTTTCTCCTTTTTATTTTTAGGGTCTTTTCTTATTTACTATAATAATTATACCATAACTTGTTAGAAAAGTAAAATAAAAATAAAAGAGCGATACTATTGCATCGCTCCAGCTAAATCTTATATTCCGTGGTAAAAGTAAAACTTATAGTCATAATAATTTTTCAATAAACTTTCATAGTCTAAAGAACAATAAAAGAAACCATTCACATCAAAATTCTTTGCCGCCCCACTTAATATAGGTTTAATGTAGTAATCATACTGTGCATCGTTCATTATCTTAACTGGGTGCTTATAAACTGTTTGGTCTTTATACCAATAAGAGTAGCAATCCTCTGATATTTCATTATCAGAGATAAACTTATTATAGGTTAAAACAAAACTAATAAATATTGCATCTTCCACCTCATAATTTAAATTAATAAGGTCAAAGTAGCGGCATCTCCATTCTTTTAAAGATTCTTCTGAAAGAAATGTCTTAGAATCTGTCTTATCGAGATTCTCTTTCTTCGGTTTGTCTTTTGCTTTTCTAACAATAACTGGTTTATTTTCTCTTTTTCTAAGAGCAACCGTTTTTTCATTTGGAAATTTATGTGCTGTTCTCACATTCACGTGTCGAGTTCCATTTGGGTCGACGAGAAGTAATAAATTTCCTTCACTATCTTCAAAATATAAACTGCAACTTTCTTGGTCAACAATTTCTTTATACTTGGCGGCGAGTTCAGTTTCAGAATCTGCCGTTATAGAACAAAGAAAATTATATTTAATGAGAATGTTTTTAATTACATCATTAGTTATGATTTTGTCTTGCTTATTAAACTCATTCTCATAAGTATCTTCATCAACTGAAATTAAATAATGAGTTTTTGAATGTTCTAAATACTTCATTACTTTATAAATATAACGTTCCAAATTAATTTCACCTCTTTATTTGGAAAATTTCTTATTTAAAAAGTAGCGATTAGAATAGAGATTTCAAATAACATCATTCTAAAAAAGAAAGGCGGAATTTGAATCCCGCCCTTGATTATTCTGCTGCGGGAGTTTCTTTTGTTTTCTTTGATTTCTTCTTTGCGGCTTTAGCTTTTACAGTGTCTTCATAAACTCTGGCTTCTTCCTCGACATCATATTTAACAATTGTTCTTCCGTTAGCACTTGTAGGTTCTTTATCATAAAAAGATGGACACGAGACTTTAATTAATGCTGGAACATCAACTTCAAATCCATCTGGGTCTTTTCCAATGCCAGCATAGATAGCAATTACATTAGATTCAACCTTAACTGCAACATCGTATTTTGACTGGAGGAATTCAAGAATTTCCTGTGTAATGTCTTCTCTAACGGCTTTCTTTGTTCCTGAAATGTTAAGTTCTCTATAATCTCTCATAATCGTTTTCCTTTCTAAATAGGGGTTTTAGAAAAGGAGATAATTCCTTTTCTTAGAATTAATTGGCGGCTAAGAAGTTTAAATTAAGCCTCTTCAAAGCCCTCTTTCTTTCTCTTCTTGCTTTCTGCTTTCTCAGCAAGCTTGTTCTGATAAGCGGCTGCCTCTGCGGCTCTGTCATAAGTTGTGAATACCTTTGACTTTGTTTTTCTATCATAAAAATCCTTAGCAGAAATACTTACAACGCAGTTCACTTCTGTGTTATTAGGAGAAATTCCTGTATTGATAGCAATATCGCCGCTACCCACCATTGAAACATTATCTGCACCAAGAGCGTCAACAAGAGCCTTATAAACAAGGTCTACTGTTGTTGCACGAGCAGTTGATTTGATTGATGTGCTGTTAATTGTAGCATAAAGAGTTGTGTTCATATAATCCTCATTTCTCCTACACTTAGCAGTAGGTGCTTTATTTTTTTCTTTTATCTCATTTACTATAATAATTATACCATAATCTGAAAGAAAAGTAAAATCTTTTCTTTATTATGAATTTTATTCTAATTCTGAACCACAAATAGGACAAATTAAAACTCCACCTGAAACTTCAAGTTTTGGATAATCATCTCTATAAATTGGGTCTGTGCATTCTGGACAGCAAAAATAAAGACAATCTGGGTCATCTTTATTATAGTTAGAATCAAAGTCCTGTCCAAGAAAAATTCTCATTGCCTTTTCAAAACTAATGTATTTACTCATTTATTTTACTCCTTTTCTCATTTACTATAATAATTATATCATAATCCGTAGAAAAAGTAAAATCTTTTTAGGGGTAGAGATTTTAATTTATTATACAGTTCTCCTCATTTAATTTCGATAGAACTATGTAGAACGAATCCCCCTTTAGATTTTAAAGGTCAAAGTCTGGAGAAGGATATTCCTTATTGGCTGATGTTAAAATATAGTCATAAAGGTCTCCATAAGAAGAAAATTCAACTGGAGCTATGCTCTTTTCTTTAAGAACATAACCCTTGTTTATAGAATTAGCAAATTTATTTAAATCGCATTCAGGCATTGTAGCAAAATATTCTAATATTGAAAGGTTATTTATACAAGGATAATTTGCTTCAAGCAATCTATTTATAGTATTAATGAAGAACATATTGAAATTATGTCCAAACACTTCATTCTCAACGTCTTTAATAATATCTTCCGATTCTGGATATTTTGATTTTAACTTATCAATAAAGGAATGTCTTCTATCAACTTCTTCCTTGAATTCTTTCATCGCAATATTAAAAGAATGTTTTGATATTTTAACCATAATTCTACTTCCTTTCTTAACTTTCTATAATAATTATAGCATAATTTGAATAAAAAGTAAAATCTTTTCTTAGCGGCGGCTTAGCCAATTAATGTACAATTTATAGAATCAACTAAATAAACGGTTCCATCTGCCGCAACAATCTCAATTGATTCTCCATACATAGTCCAAGAATTAATATCAACTGTTTTTTCTTCGCCGCCGACAGTAATAATAGCTGTCTTAAAATTGTAATGTCTTGCAATTACCTTGTTGTTGCCAAAGCCTGTTGCCATATACAACAATGCGGCAACAAAGATAGCAATAATAACAGCTATAAAAATAGTAGCAATTTTATTTGTTCTTTTCTTTTCCATTCTAATTTCTCCTTTTTAACTTACTATAATAATTATACCACAATTTATTTTAATTGTAAAATATTATATAGCAATATCAAAATCTACATCGAGAAGATTAGCAAGCACACTATCCGAATAAGTATTAGCGAGAATTTCTAAACCCTGTTCAATTGCTTCTTCAGTAGTAAGCATTTCGTCATTATCTGTGAAATAGTATGCCCCATCTTTTTCTCTTAACTGAAACTCTATTCCTTTAATAGAATTAACAAGACACTTAATTATAACAATCTGATCAGCAATCGAATTAGTAGCAGTAAAATCTTCTATAATTTTATCTACTACGCATGAATCGCAATACTGCTTATCGTTATCATTGCCAACTATATAAGCATTGCCAACTATAAGCTCGCCGCAACAATCACACTGATAGGTAAAATAGTCTTTACCACGCTTACAATTCGTACAAACTTCACAGCCACAGCAATCATTTACTTTTACAATCATAGTATTTTCTCCTTTTCTTATTTACTATAATTATTATACCATAATTTAGAGAAAAAGTAAAATCTTTTTTAATCCTCAATACTGGAAATTGCAATCTTCATTGTGCCAGCACTCCAATCGAATTCTGAGAATTGACTTGTAATTAAATTAACTACAAACATATCTTTCTCAGTAAGCCCAATTAATCTCTTTACCAATGTATTAAAGTCTATTTTATGGTCTATCCAGTCTAATATAAACGCTAAATTTCTTACATTGCGGCTAAGCATTCTGAAATAGCTATTACTATTCCAAGTTATACTATCTTCACCAATAGGGTCTAACTGTCTGTCTTTCACTATCTGATGAATTAATTCTGCAAGGAACGCTCTATCTACAAAAGTGTAGTAATCATCTTTCTTCTTAAGCTTTTTCTACTTACATAAATTTTCTATTTTCTCTGATAGTCGTGAGCAATGGAAAAAATAAGCTATAATAAATTCACCCTTAAAATCTGGTCGATCGATTCTAAGGGCAATTTTCATATCATCTTTCATTTTTAAATCACCTCTTCTTTATTAAGGCTGCCGCCCTCATCAAAGAAGTAGTGATTTTGAGAATTTTTCTTTAAATATCCTCTTTTTATTAGTCCGTCTCTGCCATTGTAGAAGCTATTCTTCGGCATTCCTAAACTAATAAAGTCAGAAGTTCTTAAATCAAATTCAGTTTTGTTTTGCTTTAGTAAATAAATATATAAAATTAACTCGTTCTTCGTAAACGAAAAGTAATCATATTTCAAACTCCAATGCTCCCTCCGTTCTAATTCGCCAACATTCTAAACGATAGAAATCATAATCCCCTTTTGATTCCCAATTCTTTTGTGCGGCGGCTCCTAATCTTTCAGAATCATAGACTCCAAGGATATAACGAAAATCCTTAGGAGCACCAGATTCTTCTACTTCGTTAGAATACCTACAACCTCTTAATATCCAACAACTCTGGCTCATAGTAATTCCTCTTAAACATTAAGCATTATACAGAATAAGAATAGTCCAATTAAAAATGCAGTACAGGAACTTTGAAGTAAAATCAGCTTTTCAAGACCACTATCTGCTTCAAAATAGACGCCAAGAGTTATTATAAAAAATAACATTACAACTATAAAACAAATTAAAAGAAACATTCTTATTCTCCTTTTCTTACTTCTTCAACAGACTATTTGCATAATACTGGAGTATCTGCACAGCATCTATTGAATTAATTTTCTTATCACTATTCATATCATAAGCTTCATCGTAAAATGTAGTTCCATTAACGAGGTCGGCGGCATACTGCTTCAACACAAGAACAGCATCAATTGAATTAATTGAACCATCTCTATTTGCATCGCCTTTAGTTATTGGAATAATTCCTGATGTTGCAGAGATTGAAGTTGAAGTAGTTGTCGTTGTAGTAGTAGTAATTGGAGCTGTAGTGCTTACTGGGTCAATTGTTGACTCAGTTGTATCTTCTATGCCGCCAGCTATTGTAATTACTGCTTTCTTTAATCCTGCAATACTGTAATCGTCCCCAACTATATTCATTATATAGCTTTTTGTGTAGCTAAGAATGTCATATCTATTAGCATAGATAATTGGCTTATCATAGCCTGTATGTTCTGCGGCAAGTGCAATTGTAAAATAACCAATATCCTTCTCATTAACAAACTCATCGTTATTAATATCGTACTCATTAAACTGCTCTTCTGTAAGGTCAATGAATTCTGAATACTGTTCATAATCATAATAAGCATCACTTTTATAGGTCTGGTAGATTGAACTATACCCGTCTATCAAAGCGACAATCTCTTCTGATGATATTGTCTGATTTTCTGTTTCTGCAGCCGCGGCTGTGTTAGATATCATTGCCATTGAGCCAATTAATGTTATTGCTGTGATTACTCCACAAAATTTCTTCATAGTTAGTTTACCTCTCTTATTTGTTTCTATTAAATTCCATTCCCTCTAAGAATATTAAAAATTCATTAGCACTATTAATCCCAAAATACTGTTCCATAAAATCAGACATTTCTTCACTTGCATTTTCAAAAGCTTCTTCTGTGGCGGCTCTGTATTCGCTTATAGAGCTAATCTTTCTATAGGCGAGTAAAGACTTACACTTGTCCTTAAAATTGCTCTCTATTTCAAGAAAGTAATCACTAACTGAAAAGTAATCGCCACAGTCCTCAACCTGATAATTAATTGAAAAGTTATCCATCATATTTTTCTCCTTTTTTAAATGTCTAAAGCACGATTAACCACGAAACAAAACAAGTTCATAATTTTTCCATTTTGCTTTTCCACATTCTTTAATGTCATCTTCAAGAACCTCTGTGATTGCATTAATATAATCCTGTCTAAGAGATTCCCAACCTGAAGCTGGAACAATAGCTTCTGCAATTTCTCCCATTGGAGTTTTTCCAACAATTGGAACTTCGGTACAATCGTAAGAACTTGAAATAAAGTCTTTAACATCTTCGTCAGTAATCTTATCCTTAACGAAATCTCTTATTGAATTATAGAATTTATCCCTTGTTGTAATTGTTTTTCTGCTTTCATAAGTAGTCATAAATCTTTTCTCCTTCTTAATATTTAACAATAAATTCTTTTACCATTTTATTTCTGAATGAATCCCAGTCATAACGAACGGAAATTTTTCCCTTGCGGTCGGCGGCAAAGTTTACCGCTTTTCTCTCTGAATCAAACACTTTTATTAATGTCATCTTGTCCATAGAAATTTCTCCTTTTTGAAATGAAATGGCTTTTCTTAACTTACTATAATAATTATATCATAGTTTTTCTAAAAAGTAAAATCTTTTTTAGATAATGAATGTGTAGTTTTCAAAATCGAAAGTTGATATCAATTGAGAAGAACTTCTTATATAATATGATTTTTCTACTAAAAACTCATACTTACTAATTAATTCTTCTTTTCGTTTTTCTTTTGGAATGTCTTTTGTTGAACAGTAGTACATTATGAAATGTTCTAAGTCCATAATTCCAAGTATTTCACTTTTATCATTATCAAAAACAAGATACTTCATTTTTTAATTCTCCTCTCTTGCTATTATCCCCACATAGCTAAATAAATAACGATAAGAATCTCTTGTGTATGAAAAATTAACCATACCCTGTGGAGCATTCATTAAACAGTCCTCAATATCATTATAAATTACGTTTCTATTAGAAAGTGATAAATCTTTAAATTCATGATTTATAAATTCTGGTAAACTTACATAGAAATTATCAGATAATTTCTTAGGATTACCAAGCTTATAAACTTCCACTCTAATCATTGCGGCGACCCCTCATATTATCTCAATGCCAACTCGTAAGTCAGCATTTAAAGAAGAATCTCTAAATTCAAAAATCATTGAATCTGTTCTTAGAGCTTCTGAATCAATGAAATTCTGCATATCGTCTTCAATCATTGTGATATAATCATGATACTGTCTTACGAGCAACTCAGTATCAGGTGTAATAGCAACATCAATATTATTATGGATATCAATATCTTCATATTTAACCTCTGGTTTTGCGGCGAGAAAATTTTTAAAAGAGTAAACATAATTTGTAAGTACGTCTCCTAAATTTTCGGTTGTCATATATTCTTTTCCTGTTTCTGGGTCTGAAAATCTAAGCATATTTTCTCCTTTTCTTAACTTACTATAATAATTATAGCATAATTTTTTCTGAAAGTAAAATCTTATGAAGGCTGGAAATCTTCAATCTCTACTTCTGAAATGTCAAATTCAAATCCGCCCATAGAGAAAGAATCTCCGTCTGTTGCGGCAATCTCTTCCATTAATTTATTGATGTCAGTTGAATCAATGACTGTTCCAAAAACGTCTCTGGGTGAAGCTGCAACAATATCAAAAAGCTGCTCTCCAATTAGTTCGTAAAATTTTTTCTTTGCATTTTTTTCGCTTACATAAGCAAATTTTTCAAACGTCGGTCCTTCAACAATAAATACTTTCATTTTACTTTCTCCTTTTAAAATATTTCTTTTTCTTCTACAAAACAAATATCTTGGGAATAAATACCCTCTCCATCTTTATAACGCTGAATCATTTCATCAATAAGCTTTTGATTTTCTGTAAGGTCGATATTACCATTTTCATCAGGTATTCCACCAGAATTAATAATATCAATGCAGGCATTTAATGCCTTTTCCTTAGAATCAACAAGCATGAAATCATTATTAACATCAAAAACAGCATAAACTTTAGTCATAATAGAACTCCTTTTCTTAACTTACTATAATAATTATATCACAAATTGAAGATAAAGTCAAATAATTTTTTTTCTTATTCAAAAACCTCAATAGGTTCTAACATAAATTCTCCATATACGTAATCACTCTTTGCCCAATAGATATTATTACCAAACTGACGAGTAATATCACTTCTTAAAAAAGTATCTGTAAGCATCTGTCTTTCTTCATCTATTTCAAAAAGTTCTTCAGATGCATATTCTTTTACATAATCTTCAAAAAGACTAACTATTGTTTCATAGGCAGCTTTTTTGTTTGCAAAATAGCCATAAACTTCACCATCTATAGAGGAAACTATCCAAAGTTCTCTTTTAATTGTTTTCATAGTTTTCTTCCTTTCTTAACTTACTATAATAATTATATCATAATTCCCTCAAAAAGTAAAATCTTTTTTCTCCTGATTACTGTGAATAGCAATCAAAACCATAACTGTTGCCGCACAAGCACAACCATAAACCATTAAATCTTTCTCATTCTGATGCTTTTCTTCCTGAGCAACTCTAAGTTCTTCTTCTGAAAATTCTTTAACCGTAAAAATTTTTTCTGTACTGGCTGCGGCGGCTTTGCTTTGATAGCATAAAACCAGAATCATCAGCAAAATCAAGCATCCAACTCCTATATTATTAACAATAAAACTTAAAATTTTTCTCATAGTACTCCTTAATTTATAAAAAAGAAGGGCTACATTAAGCCCCTCTTATGCAGACAAACAAATCAAATCATATAAATTCTCATAAGAGTGTATATTAACTACTTGCTCATTAACTACAATATCGCTATCATTAAACAAATCAAAATTACAATTGCAATTTTTACAAAAGAATTTTAAAATGCCTGATGAATCTTTTAAAGAAGAAGCTATTGCCTCTACGGCAACATCAGAAAAGCTGCTTTTCTTGCATTCTGCGGCAATATCCTCTCTACAAAATTTATTAATCTTATTGTAAAAATTATCAAATTCATAACTCTGTTTAGAATACTCATTCATAATCCTGCAAAAATTTTCCTTATCCATAAGCTTTACTCTCCATAGTAATCTCCTACTTCGTACTTGTCGTAAACGTCCTTATCGACAGCGATTGTATATGTTTTGCCTTTATTCTTTACGGTAAAATAATAATTATTACCACTCTGCAATATATGGTCGCCGCTATCCGAATCGTAGACATAAGCTACGACAGGGATAAACAATGACTCCTTTTTGGTTATCCTTCCATCAAAAGTAAACAATTTAAATAGCTGAAATATATAAATAAATAATACCATAAAACTTACAAATATATTAAACCAGTCTATATGTTTTGACTTCCACCAAAGGATAACCTGTATTATTGCACAGAAAAGACAAATAACTGAACCAACTGACAGAATCACTAATGATAACATAAAATTTTCTCCTTAATTATTATCTAATTTTGTTGTTCTTTTTCTTTCTTCTAATCTTTCTACTTAAAAAATTAATCTGCTTTATAAGGTTCTGGCATTTCAGTCCAAGCAATTATTGTTAAGTCAACATCATCTACCATGTGCTGCGACAGAACAATATCGTCAAATTCCCAGCCTTTATCATCGCCTTTATAAGTTGCAAACGTAGGGTCTGGAAGTTCCTTGCACTGAACAATTACCTGTTCTGCTATGTTTGGGATTTCAATTTCTGCGATATGCCATGTTATATTTTTCATTTTATATTTCCTCCTTATTGTAGATAATTTTCTGTTATCATATACGAAAGTTTCCATCAATCAAAAAGAGTGTTAATGAAATTAAAAAGATAATCGTCCGAGTCTTTGTCTAATTTTACTCCTTTCTTATTAATAAATTTTTCAAGTTCTTTTGGGGAAGTATTGCTAAGTTCATCTACTGCTTTTTCTACTTCCTTAGTAATATCTTTGCCATTAAAATAGCATTTAAAAGTTGAAGAATTTTTAGATGATGAATCCTCAGATGATGCGGACTTTCTTGGCTCATTTTTTACTTCTGATTTTGTTTCTGTTTTTGGGCTCGCCGCCGTGTCAAAAGATTTAACAATATTCTGCTCAGATTCCTTAGAACCGATTTTAGAAAGAGAAACAGAATAAATTTCCTTACCTACCGCCTCATTATATTCTTCTATGTATCTTATAAGCTCTTTATAAGCTTCATCAATACAGCATTCAATATTAGTGAGTTCTTCTTCTCTCTCAATCTCTTCGATTTCATGTCTCTGCACGCACTCACTAAGCGAATAAATAGATGGGTGGCTCTTTTTGCAAATTGGGCATTCATAGTTAGTAATTTTTTCCATAGTTAAAATCCTCTCCATTAATCAAAATTATAATCATAATCACTCAAATCGTCTTCTCGCTCTTTCTGTTTGCGGCGACGATAATCGTTCTTATTACCTTGAATTTTAGTGATGGGGTTTGTATTGCCCCAATCTCCTCTTTTCTGTTTATCCATTTCTCGTCTTTTCTTTTTTGAAGCCTTATCATAATTTGGAAGATTTCCATTCTTCCTATTCTTTCGACTCATTGTTCTAATCTCTCCTTTAATTTATTTATTAATAAGCCGCCCACCTATCTTCACGGTAGCCGCCAATATCAATTAAGCATGGTTTACCTTCAAGAGTGTAGCCATAATTACCACGATGTAAATCAACAATTTCATAATCCAAAAGTTCTCCAATTAATTCTTTTGTCTCTATCTGTCCAAAATATCTTACCATATCTTTTACAAAAGCAACAGAAAAGCTATAGAAGTCTGTTTCTTCTCTAATAGAGCTGACTATTTGGTCTGAGACTAAGACTTTTTCTGACAGCGGAGTTGCTATATCAAATTCAGCTTTTTCTTGAACAAAAACTGGTATGCCCTGATACTCCCCGATATAATAGTTTGGAAGAATGAAGTTCTGAAGTGTTTCAGTACTGCTATCATATAAAGCTTTTTCTTCTGCAAAAATATCTTCTTCTTGGTCTAACTGCATTGTAATCTCTTCGTCCTCATAAATATGAGTAATAGGTAATTTAATTACATAGTCCTTATCTCTTGGAATAATCACAAGCTTAGTGCAGCCGCAGCTAATCTTACAGCAATAGGTTTCTTGAATTTCATAGGCTGTAGTCCAGTTAGAATAAATTGGCATTTCATCATCATTGTCATCTAATAATTCCTGTGCTACAAAAATTCCTTCAACATCATCTCCAAGCATTATTTCTAAAATTGCTTTAATTTCTTCTGGATTATATTTTTCATTACTTAATTCCATATATTCTCCATTTCTTAGGCAGACTGAACATCTGCCTTATGTAAAAGTAATAAGTCTTCAATAAATTCTTTTGGATAAATCGACATTCTCTTTGGTGGGAAGTTCGAGTTAAAAGGTGTCATGTGCTCGTAAATTAAGTTAGCTCTATAGATTACGTCTTCCTGACGAGAGAAACGCTCTGCAGTTAAGTATAAGTAAGCAGACACGTTGGCATGATAGTAGTAATGAGCAATTCCTTTGTCATCAAATTCCTTTACCAAGTATTTCCCAATATCATGATAACGTGCGGCGGTCATTAAATTGTTTTTTCTTTTGTCGTAAGAATCTCCCTCCAACCACTCTTTAATTAAGTTAGAAGTCGCCAACATATGTTCAGCAACATCAAGCTTGTGATGAGGGTTATCATGAGGAATTAAATTTAATTCTAAGTAATTTTCTAAAGAATGAAAAGGGCGATTTAATTCGATATTAATTAAGTCAAAGCCCTCTCCTTCAGTCGGCGGCTGAAATTGTTTCAGCATTCTCATAACGACTTCTTTAGAAACTCTTCTTTCTCTCTTCTCCATACGCTCAAAAATTAACTCTAAAGGTGTTGCCATCATAACTCCAACTTTAAAAGTTCCTTTTGGCATTGAGCCCAAGAAAGCCATTCTCTTCTTACGATTTAAATTAGTTGCATCTGCAAAAACATTATATCCCATTTTCAAACCATTGACAACTCGTGTATGGAATTCTTTAAAAACAAGCTCGTTATTAGACTGGTCGCCTGCGTCTCCGAATAATTCCTTACGAATTTCATCAGAAGAAATTACCATTGTTCTATTATAATTTTTGTAGGATTCTGCGAGTGTTGATTTTCCTGAGTAAGGCAATCCTATCATTAAAAATAATGTAGCCATAAATAAACCTCTCTTTCTCATTTACTATAATAATTATATCATAATCCGAGATAAAAGTCAAATATTGTTCAATGCTCAATTGCATATAATTCTGCTAATTTTTTATTAGATAGTGAAGTCATATACTCATAAGCTTTATTATCATATGCTTTAAACATTAAAAACTGCTTATGAGGTGCATAGGAATTGAGCACTTTTTCTGCATAATCTTTTCTATCAGGATAGTTTTCTTTCAAGTCTATCATATCAAGAGATAAAGCATAAGACATTGATGCCTGCTTCCAAAATAGAATTCTATTAACAAAGTCTTTTTTCTCTGGGAAATAGGCTAAATATTCGTCCATCTCACCCATATCAACTAAGTTAAGAGCTGCCTCTACAGTTAAATTTCCATTATTATGTAGTTTATGAAGCTTTAACCACTTTAAGTTCTTAACCTTAACTCTATTATTATAATTATCCTGAAGCACAACGCCCTCAAATTCTTTTCCATCAAAAGTAGAAACATAGTTAATAATCTGCTCATAAGAAGAAACTTCAATGCGGCGAGGTCTTAACCAGTCAGTTTTAACGTCAACTTCTTTATAGGTATTATTATCTCTTGCCATTAAGAAATAAAGCTTGGTATCCTCATAATTAACAACGTGCTGATATTCTGGAGATACTAACTCAAAAACATAAGTGTTCTGCGGCGAAAGCTGAGAAGGAGTAATCCCCTGAGATTTCATTGCTTCAATAGCTAAATCTCCAAAAGTTCTTTCTGAATTTCCAAGTGGAGCGTCATTAGCATCAAAAGTATTGCGAGTTGAAATATACCAGTTTCCTTTATAATAATAAAGCATTATAACTGACCCATCTATTTTCTCTGTTGCAAAAACTTTCTTCATGTTTAAAGCCGCCGCCCCTTCTTCAACATAGTTATAGAAGCGATAAAAGCCATAACGAATTACATTAATCTTATTTCCAATTTCAAGAATTAAACCCCTTGCTTCGTTAACAATTTCAGAAGGAACAGAATCAACAGTATAATTAAACATAATTAATGAGCCTTTTTCTTTTATAGACAAAGAATACGGCGGCTTCTGTAATTCATTTTTCCAATCCTTATGATTTACTATATACTCAATAAGTTTCATAACTTTTTTTCTCCTCTCTTAACTTACTATAATAATTATATCATAATCCAAGTTAAAAGTCAAATATCGTCCGCCCCATAATCTAAAATAAAAAAAGAGTCAAGAATTTTTAACTCAATTCTTGACTTTTCCTTTCTCAACCTTCAAGGCTTCTAATTTTTCTTTCTAACTTTTTAATAATTCTCGCATTACTAACTGGGTCTTTAGCTCTTAAAATATCAATTCTAATCTGTAAATCCTTAATTGCTCTTTCTTTTTCCATTTGTATTATACCTTCCTTTACTTTAATTTCTAAGTTCCCTATTTTAAAAGGGTTTGGAAACTCATACGGGGAACGAACCCGTGATTCTATCATAAATAATAGCGTCTTAACCACTTGACCAATGAGTCATGAGGCGAAGAAGTTTTTATAGTGCCCTTTCGCCACGACACTAAAAGTTCTAAAGATTAGATAGGGCTTCTGCAGAAGCTAAACCTGAATCTTTAGAGAAAATTATAGTACTATAACCCTGAGCGTCCTCAGTAGTTTCCCTCCGAGTTGAAACTAAACTCACGCATTTGATAACAGAATACGCACTGTAGTACTGTTTTTTATTTTTTTAAGGAACCTGCAAAGGTGAAACCAGCACTAATCACCAAAAAACCAAAAGCTTTGTGTTTTTCTTTGAAGCAAAATAAAAACTTCCTAAATTTTGCCGCCGAACATTTTTAACTTTTATCTACAGGGTAAGGAATTTCTGCGACTCCGACCTAAGTTTGCCATTAGCCAGAATCGAACTGGCACAATAGAAATATTTCCCGTGCTTTCCACTACACTATAATGGCATTTAAACCGTATATTTATTAGTCGCCAACGGTGAGCGAACAATATTTATAACAAACTACTGTTGTTCTATTTATATAAAGAGTAGTTAGTGCAATGGTGTCATGTATATATCTTGGAGGAATACAAATGTAGACTAACAAAGGAATGCGTAATCAAAGGAAATCACACTAACTACTCTTTTTAGCTTAATTAATCCTCATCTTTAAAATGAGAAGTGTTAAAAATTTTAGACTTAATTTTTTCGCCAGTAAACAAAGCTATCAACACATTCGACAAATATTTCATGCCAAATATAATAATCAATGCTTTTGCGGCGAAGTAAAGAAATTCAATCATTATGCTTTCCTCACTTACTATAATAATTATACCATAATTTTGTTATAAAGTAAAGCTTGGCTCTTCTAACGAAGATTCCAAATAACGAATTTCTTCAAGCCCGCTATCTTCAATTGATTCTTTACGAACATTTTCAACTCTGACTCTTGTTCCATTACAGCGGAAAGAATAGTCATTGTTCATCATTCGTATTATTGAACCAACTTTTGGAATTCGTTCATCGCTATTAAGCTTGTAATCGTATGAACGACCTTTAAAGATTTTATTTTTATCTTTGAATTTTACGGAAATAATCATTTTTAAGTCCTTTCTTTTAACTTTCTATAATAATTATATCATAATTTGCTATAGAAGTCAAACAGTTGGATTATTTGATTTATGTTTTTGAAAACTATAAATTGGATATATTAAATCGTCTTCTTTCCAAGACTTACCTCTATTTATATCATCAATTGCATAAACTGATACGCCAAATTGTTCAGCTAATTCTCTTTTTGGAGTGCCTATTATTAACTGTTGTTTAATTTGATGAACCATATCCCAGTTTAATTTAGCCATTCCATCACTTTCTGGGTGATAATTTCGACCTTTCTGTCCACCTTCATCAATGTTATATCCATTTTGAGATACTAAACTTTGATATTGAATTATATATTCTCTTTCTTTTTTATCTAAAGAATCTTTATCACATAATTCGACAATTTCAAATGAGAAATTTTCAACACCATACTTTCTAATATCACAATATAACGGCATTTCACTTCCGCTTTTTGCCATACTTTGGTGTTTAGCAATTCTTTTTTCAATATTAATTGACTGTCCAATATAAACTTTGTGGTTAATATTGTTGACTATTTTGTAAATTCCACATGAGCCGCCTTTCTTATTTTTCTTAGACCTACCTCTGTTATGGCATTCTTTACAATTTTTTTCGGTATGTGTTTAAATCTTTGCGAAAATAAAAATCTTCAATTGGTTTAACTTCTCCACAAATATTACACTTCTATGTTCTCATTATAATTCTCCTTTCAAAAAAGTACTATGGCTGGCAGGAGGAGCTTCGAACTCCTATGGAAGGTCTCCCTTCCGTCTTCGGTTTTAGATGGTGGCTTATGCAGGTACTGCCCCTGCCAAAACTTTTTATAAGCCGACCGAGGACTTTACCAATTCGTCTACCTGCCAATATATTAAGTATACGCTAATTTAATTTAGCTTCTTTCTTTAAGAAAAATTTTTAGTGGCTTGGGATGTATGCTACGCTCACACCATTCAAGATCCAAAGTCTTGCGTTTTACTGACTAAACTAATCCCAAATCTAAAGTAAAGATAAAACTCTTTTTATCTTTACTATAATAATTATATCATATTTTTCTTAAAAAGTAAAGTAGTTTACTTTCCTTCATCTTCAATTATTTTTTCCCAGCAATCATTACAAAGCACACAATTCTCATCATGAGCTTCAAAAACTTTGCCACACTTTTCACAAACCACTTCATATGTTGTTTCTTTTCCCATTTGCTTTCCCTCCTTTAACTTTTCTATAATTATTATACCATAACTTTCTTAAAAAGTAAAGTAGTTTACTTTTAATCTTCTTTCTTAATATAAGTCCAAGCTTTCTTTCCAAGAGCGTGAATGTAGATATGATTGAATTGGAACTTATCTGGTTCATCTTTTACAATTGTAATCTGATGCTTGATTCCTCTGTCATAGTCTTCTTTCATCGACTCAGAAAATTCTTTACCCCTCATTGGAATCCATTTAGAATTGATTACTTTTAATTCTTTCTTAGTTTCACCATTCTCATCTTTAGTTTCAACTTCTTCAAGCTCAGTTATCTTCATCATGAATTTTGATTTTACAACACGAAAAACTTTTTCATCACCCATTTTTATTTCCTCCTTTCTTTAATTTACTATAATTATTATATCATAATTGAGAATAAAAGTAAAGTATTTTAGTCCCAAAGAGATTCATAATATTGCATTGTTAGCTGCTTTGTTTGTCTCCAAAGTTCAAAATCTTTTTCTTTCCAATCAAAATGTTCTTTTGTACAATATAAGTAATAACCATTTATCATCGTGTTCAATATTTTACGCCATTCTATATGGCATTCATTTTGATTTGGGCTTTTATCACTATTTGCCAAAGAGCTTGGACAGCCTTGTCCCACATCTCGCAATTGGACTAAGCGAGGTAAAATAAAAGCAGCAATTGAAGCGTCAAGATTCCAACTATCTTCAAAATAGAAACCATTTTTCTTATAGAATTTTTTAGACTCTTTATAACGCTTTTTATCTTTTTTAGATATGCGGCAAGTCGCTTTCTTTGCGGCTTTACAAGCTTCTTTAAGAGTTATTTCTTTCATTTTAACCCTCCTTTATTATATTATAATTATATCACGATTCCTTAGAAAAGTCAAGTATTTTGATTCCATATTCTTTAGCACAATCATACTCAATTCTACAGCCACGAGAATTATACCATTCCCCTATAAAATAAATAGCATCAGCGGCCGCCAATAAAGAGATGGAACGACCAAGATAGTAAAGCGGTCCAGCATTAGGGTCTACATTTGTGATAAAAGAATTGATTATGCTTATGTCAACTTTTTCTTTTTTGAACTTTTCTCGTAGGAAATTTTCTGTTTCTGCACGTTCTTTAAGGATTTGTTCATCTGTTCTGCCGTTCATTGGCTGACTTATAAAGATTTTCATTTTGGTTTTCCTCCGTTCATTTATAATTTTATTCAAGAAAATCTGGGATTAAAGACTCATGAAATTTAATTCGCTTCTTTAAAGATTCTTCTGTATATTCAAGCTCTACGATACCTATAGTATTACCTGCTATTTCAATCTGATTAGATTTTTTTCTTATTCTATATTGAAAACCACTCGTTTTTAAAAAGTTAAGAAAAGCACTTGTATAATTACTAATACGAATAGTCCTATATTCTAATTTTAGAAGTTTTAAAAACAAAAGTATTCTCTCTGTTTCTTCATATGGAACTGTTCTTTTTGTAAACATACCGCAATCATTCCTTTTCTTTATTTTCTATAATAATTATACCACAATAAATAAAAAAAGTCAAGGGCTAATAAACCCCTGACTTATATCCTCATGACTGAGTTATTGTCTTTTCAGTTGTTTCAACGGTTGTTGATTCCCCAACCTCATCTTCGAGTTCACTTGTAAGTTCTACAAGCTTAGTCTTGATAGCTTCAAGCTCTTTTTTAAGGAGGTCTGTGAGAATTGTTTCGCCGTAAACAGATTCGTCCTCTGATTTAGAGCCATCATCTTCTACTGTAATCACAGAAAAACTTCCAAAATTGTATGTTGAAGCTCCGATTTTCAGTATAGCATCTTTATTTTTATCTTCAAAATCTTCTATCATTTTCTTAATAACAGCAGATTTCTTTGATAACTTGCAAATCTGAGATTCAACAGAATTCTTTTTAATCTTTATTTCTGACTGTGGCGGCACTGGAGGGTATGGATAGCCAAATGGTGGGTATGGATATGGATACTCTGGAGGCTGACAGTTGCAATTTGTTGCTGTTGTTGAACTTGCTGTTGAATCAGTTGATGTAGATGCCTTCTTTGTTGGAGGGCAGCAATAATATCCGCTAAGGTCTGATGGATATACAAGGTCTGCTATAGCCATAACTTAATCATCTCCTTTTAATTATTTTTCTTTATTTTATATAAAATAAAAGCAGGAGAAAATTCTCCTACTTTTTAAGTGAGTTTTATTATGAATTAAGTCTAAAGAAATCTTCCATCTTATCCCATTCTTTATTCAAAATCTTACAAATCTCCAAAGCACTGCTTTTTTCTACAAAAGTCGCAGAGCTATAACCACATTTTCCTTTTAACTTAGCCCCTTTTGAACGCAGATAGCGTAGGTAATCTGGATAGGTTAAGCCTAACAGGCGTGCTTGTAGAACCCAGTAAGAACTTGTATAGCAATAATCTTTATCTTCTCTGAAAGGACTTTCATCAATTCCAATCATATATTCATTGGTATAAGTCTCTTGAGGTATAAATTTCATAGACAAGTCTCCTTTTGAAGTTCTAATAAATCTAATTTTTCTGCTTCTGTTAAATTACAAGCTTTACAAAAACCTATAGCTCCGCCGCCAAGTTCAGTTATAGCGGCTTTAAAACTATCGCAATTACTAATTGATTTTGAAAAGCCAGCAATAGGTGTTGTATTTTCTACATAATCTTCAATAATATATCTTGAAACAGTAGATGGAGAACAACCTATTATCTTCGCTACTTGGCTTTTAACCCCAATTTCCCTATATAATTTATTAATTTGCTCTGCAATTTCAGGGGTAATTTTCATTTAGTTCTCCTTTATAATAGCCCTAATGCTTTAATTTGTTCTACAATTCGGGTTAATACTGTTAAATCTATAGAGTTCCCCATTAAAAATCCAACAGCCCTATAACTCATTTCACTATTCAGTTTAATAGAATCCTCTAAACTCCAGCCCATTATCCTCATCATTTCAATTCCACTTAGCTTGTAAATTCCTGTTTCTCGTGTGTATAAGCCGCCGCTTGAGCCAGCTTTACCTCCTCCATTAGAAGTTAAAGTAATAGCTTGACCAAAAATTGAATAAATTCTGTTGCCCTGTCCTTCTTTGCCTTGAAGATTTCCAATACGGATTGAATTGCCATAGTTAGGTTCTATTTCATGATACAAAGAAGTATCACTATCAACTAATAATTCCGATTGTGGCGGCAAAAGAATATCTTTAACGATAGTTTTACTTGTAAAATTTTGTGGAAAAATTAATCCTCTGTCTCCCAAAACAGAAACCATATAGACCCTATTTCGTATAGATAATCCTCCATAATCACAAGCTCTAACTTTAGTCCAAGAATTAGCATAGCCCAATGATGCTAAAAAAGAAACCCAGTCAGCAAAGTCATTATAAAATTTAGGACTTAGTAAATTAGCAACATTTTCCATTATTAGAATTTTAGGTCTATTAGAGTTTACTAACAATCTCTTAACCTGATAAAGCAGTGAGGAATTTTCTCCTTGAAAACCCCTCTGCTTTCCTGCGATGGATAAATCAGTACAAGGAAATGAATAAGTCCAAACGTCAGAAGTTGGTAAGGATTCTATCTTTGTAATATCTCCAAAATTTTCCGTTTCACGATTTAAAATATTATAGGCTTTAATAGCTCTCTTATCAATTTCACTAATCCCAATTGATTCAACGTCATCATAGACATTCTTAAAAGCTCTTATTTGTGTGCCAATGCCTGAAAAGAGTTCAATAATTTTAATCAATAATTATTTCTCCTATTTACGTAATATTAGCTATGAATACTTACACTATCATCTGTAATAACCCATCTTTCAATTTTACTATAGATGTCCTCTTCTGAATAAACCCAAAGGTCATCAAACTCCAGACTCGCAATCGCACCAACGATTGATTTTCCATTAACTCTATACCCATTTTTCTTAGATACAAGTTCAACTTTTCCTTCAACCGATTCACAAACTTTAACAAAGTCCTTAATATCAGTCATTCCACCAAGCTCAATTCTATTAAACATATATGTTCTCCTCCTTAGAAAAATAAATCAAATAAAAAATTATAAAAGTTATAAAGTAATAAGAATGCTATTACTATAACAATAATCGTCATCATTCTTTTAATCCTCTCTTTCTCATTTACTATAATAATTATATCATAGTTTATAGAAAAAGTAAAATCTTTTTAGCTTAGCCGCCTTGTCGAGAATTATATCCATAGCTTAATGTTCCATAGAAATTAATCCAATATTTTTCTTTTGCGGCTTGCTCACTTCTATCACAAACTTCTATTACTTCAAAAGAAAAATTCTCTATGCCCTCATTAAACATTACATCGTAAATTCTACCATTAATTACATCAAGCCCACAACCTCGTTTAACGTGTTCCTTGAAACGATTTTTGAAGTTAATAGTTCTACCAACATAGGCTTTTTCGTTATTAATATTAGTAATCTTATAAATACCACCTTTATCTTTATTATCTCCTAATACTCTATCAAAAAGCTCTTCAACTTTACTCTTATAGTAAACATCATAGATAACTTTGTATAAGGCTTCTGGCTTAGAAAAATCAAGAGCCAAATCTTTTAATTTCTTAATATCTCGTTTTGCATTTTCAGTAATAGTAATATGGTAAAAATCTCTTTGCTGTCTAATTTCCTCATCTTTTTTAAAGCGAGCAATAACTTCTTTTTGCTGTTGCTGATATTGCCTAAGCTCTTCTTCAAGAGTCGCCCTTTGAGAATTTATTTGCTCGCTGAATTGAAAAAAATCATTTTCTATTTCATCTTTTTTGTCTTTATAATCTTGCTGGATTTTTCCTAATTCTACAGTAGCTGCCGCTTGTTCATCGGCAATTTTCTTAGATAAATCATTATGTCTTTCTTTTGCGGCAGCTTCTTCTAAAGCATTAAGAGCATCTTGCTTTTTCTTATAATGAGTTTCAAGCTCTTCAATAGCTCTATCGTGTTGAAATTGTTTTTCCTCGAAATGCTCTTTAAGATTTTTTTCTTCCTCTTTAATTTCTCTAATATTATTCTAAATTTCTGCGGTAATTTCTTTTTCATAAGAATCTTTTTTCTTAGTCAAGCCTTTAATTACTGCTTCCTATTCATCAGAAAAGTTCTATTTTGTCTTCTTAAAAGGCAATAGCAGATAAGCAATTTCTAATAGCCCTGCGCCGCCAATCGCACAAGCAAGACAAATTAATATTAATATAGCTGTGTTCATATAACCTCCTTATTCATCTTTTACTATCTTTCCAGTTTTTTCATTATATCTAAGATGATAAACCGACCAATATTCATTCAGATGTTCTTTTCCATACTCAATAAGCTGTTTTTGGTCTTCGGTTAATTTATTATTATCTTTCTGTATTTTATTAATATAACCACATGAAAACTTCTCATTACAATATCCTGCGTCTTCACATTTCGGCTTAAAAATTCTTTCCTCTTTAATTAAATATTCCCACTCATCTGAATAAATAGAAAGACTCTCCAAAATATCTTTCATAAGCTGACGATATTCCCAATAAGCTCGACTACATAATCTCACTCTACTCATATCTATTAAATTTCTTAGATTAGTTCTATGGACTATTTTCGTTTCCATTCCAAGAGGAAGCATCATGCTAATATCTTCTTTTGGAGTGCCATTTTTCTTTAGTTCCTCAATCCCATAAGCAATAGTATTCATTACATTATTATAAACTGTATTAGCCTCGTTATTGTTTTTAATGGACGGCGGCGTAATAAAACCAAAATTCTCATCAAGAACATAACGTGTTGATTCCTGAAGATAAGTAGGGCTGCCGCCTATGTGTCTTTCAAACTCTCTAATAACTCTTGCTGAATAGCCGCTAATCTCCATATAAATTTGAGCATACTCTAAAACTCGACCATGACCACTTTTTAAGCAATCAAGTCCTCTTTTAAAATTCTTTTCATGAGAAGCAGTATCAGCTGCCCAACATTTTCCTGCCATTTCACCAGCAAGAGTAATTGGTTCATCTGTAGTTTCACTTAAAATTATAACTTTTCCATTCTGATTCCATCTTTTTGCTAACATTATCTTCCTCCCCTCTTATTCAAAATTTTCCATTTCTTCTAATTCTCTCATGCTATTAATTAAGTTAGGTAAAGAATCGTAAGACAAAGGAGCATAACCCCATTTTTTAAGACTAATATTTAAGACCCCATTTTTATAAGGCTCATCAATATTAGAAATACTTTGCGGCACAGCAATAAAAATTTTATCAAGTCCTATATTTTTTATAGCTCTTTGATAATAAATTTTATCATTATAAATTCTGACAGATGTTTCCTCACCATCAATTATTCCCACTACAAAATTATTAAGATTTCCTATAAATTCACAACCAATTCTTTCCCATTTTTTAACAAAATCTTTATCATTATTCATACATTCATAGCTAATTGTTCCATTTAGCTGAGAAAAAATTTTGGTCATTTCTTCTTCGTCATCATTCTCAGTAATTTTTCCAAGAATTATAACTGTGTCATTTTCTTCTACAGCTTCATTCCAATTCCTAATTATAAAATTATTATATTCTTCAATAGAATAAGATAAATTATCTGCTTCTATCTTAGAAAAGAAATTTAAATCTGCGGCAATCCAAACCATTTTCAATTCCTCCTTTCTCAATTTTTCTATAATAATTATACCATAAATTCCTCAAAAAGTCAAATATAAAAGAAAAAGAGCAGTTAAAAACTGCTCTCCTTTGTGCGTGAATCCTCATAATAATATTTTCTGCTTTTGTCTTTTGTTTACCTTTTCTGCTAAAAGCATTGAAGTTTGCCAAATTTCAATTGCTTATCTTTTCATTATGAGTGCCAATCATAATTCCTTTTCCTTTTATCTCACTATATAGCAATCTACTGATACAACTCCCTGATTACGGAATTGACAATTACTGCCATAGTAGTAAAAGAAATCTATTACATTAGAATTTCCTGCATCAGAATCATCAACGTAATAATATCCATTCATACTTGGATAACCTTTTACTTCTAAGTAAACCATTGTGCGGCCGTTGTAATTATATCCATAAAGATTATAAAGATAAGAACTTGCAATAGAACCCTTAACAGTTCCATTACCCCAAGAGCAATCTATTAATGAGCGACCAGAGCCTCCACAACGACCGCCGCCATAAGCATAATAAGTTCCTCTTGTAAAAGTCTTTACAAATGATAAATTAGAAGTAATTGGTTCTTCATATAAAGTAATAATTTCAATGTTAGGATTACATTCATCACAAAGTCGAGCTTCTATACCCTCTGTCGTTGTAATCTCATAGCACTCTTCAGATGCCCACTGGCAAGTTGACCTGTGAACATAGTGAGTACTTGGTTTATAAACTATTTTTTCTACTATTTTTTCTGTTGTTGTAGTTGCAATTGTTTCTTTTTCTGTTTTAATAGTTGTTATTACTTTTTCTGTCGTTGAAGAATTAGTAGTAGTTAAGACCGTTGAAGTGGTGAGTGTAGATGATAAAGTTGTTGAAGTGGTGCCTATTGTAATTGTATTAGGGCTATTCTTTATCTTATTTGACTTAACTATTACTTTTATAGTACGTGTTTGTCCATATTCATTTTCTATTTGAATATCTCTTGTGCCAGCCGCCACGCCAAAAAGTTGGTTATCTTTCGTTATTGCGGCAACGTCATTATCTTTAATGCTGTAGGTATAATTTTCTGTTGATATTGTTGTTTTTTCTCCAACCTCAATTTCAATTGGAGATTCAATTTCATTCAACAACTCATTTGCTGCAGATAGATAATCATCTTTCTGCTTAAAGAAGTCCGTGGCTTCAAGGGTTGTAATTACTACACTACTGACAAATATTATAAAGCCAGCACAAATTAACATTATTTTTCTTTTCATTTAAAATTCCTCCTTAATTAAGTCTTTCGACTATTAAGGATTCACGCTTAAAATGTTCAATTAAGAACACTAATTATAAAGTGCTAAAATTACACCTTTTTCATAATAAAATATCTTCATCATCATCTTCAAAATCCCCATCATCATCTTCAAATTCTTCATAAGCCCAAAAAAGAATTATGAATTGGTCTTCTTCCTCAGCAACCAAATAGCCTTTAATTTGATTAAAAGGCTTTTTAAAAACTTTACAATAAACCTTTTTATTTTGATGTTCCATGTACATATCGCTTAAAGCTTGTTCTAAATCGTCAATATTGCTATTAATATCCTCTTGCATAGCCAAAAAATTCAAGCCCGCATCAAAAACATTAAAAGGCTCTGATAAGCCAATTCCCTGACCATAAGAAATTACTGGGGAGTTTGAACAACAAAGGAACTTTCTTCCTTTCTTCTCAACCCCTCTTTTTTTAAGCTCAGCAACTGCTAATGATAATAATAAGTTAGTGGTATTCTTGTTTGGGTTAATAGTCTGAACATGACTTTCTTTTATCATTTTATGAAATAATCCGTCTAATTCTACTCTTAGTTCATCATCTTCGTATAATACATAATTCTTCATTAAAATTCAATCACTCCTATTGCGGATTTATTAAAAATATTATTTTTTTGCTTAAAGCTTAAATCTTTTTTTCCCATAGACCTCTTAGCAATTGTAGGGCACCAATAGAGAACTCGCTCTGCTCTGGTGGCGGCAACATAGGCAATTCGTCTTTCTTCTTCATTATAAGTTCTTGCCCCAACAGCAATCACGTTTGGAAAGCTAAGGCCCTTCGATGCGTGCACCGTAAGCACTTTAACTCTATTAGTAGCCATTAAGCTTTTTAAAATAGTATTATCCAAATCTCCTTTTTTAAAAGTAATATTAGGTATTTCTCTCTCGTTTAAAATTTCCTGTGCTCTTTCTAATTCATTATTAGTTCTTGTTAGAATTGCCCAATTGCCCCAATCTCCTGACCATTCTAATTCATCTACAGCATTATTAAAAGGACATTCTTCAATAGCCCCATTTTTGGTCTTAATTGGAACGGCCGCAGGACTAAGATTTTCAGAATTCTTAATAAAGTCTTCTGCAAATTTAATTATGTTTGGAGCACTTCTATAATTGTTTACAAGAAAATACTTAGTATACCCATCATTTAAATACATTTCTCGAAGATAAACATCTGATGTTCCTCTAAAAGAATAAATCTGCTGTCTTTCATCTCCTACTAAAAATATATTATCTGTAGGAATTTCCATTAGAAAATTATATTCTAACTTACTAATATCCTGACATTCATCAACAAATAAATACCTAATATGAATATATTTTTCTTGCGGCAAAAGCAAAGCTTTCTCAATAATCTTATCAAAGTTCTGTTGCAATATATTTTCAGTATTATCAATTCCATTAGCCGAACAAATTTTGTTGGCATAGGAATGAATAGTACCAATAAACATATTATCAGCAATACCATCTAATCTCTCAACCATTTCCTGTGCCGCCTGATTAGTAAAAGTAATTGCAACAATATCCTCAGGATTAACTCTTTTTCGTGTAATTAAATATCTAATCTTCTCGACAATAACAGAGCTCTTACCTGCTCCAGCAGTAGCCAAGCAAAGAATTTTATTATCTGTAGCCTTTACAACTCTTTCTTGTTTAGCATCTAATTTCATTTTAAAATCCTCCTTTTCAAATCTTCTATAACTATTATACCACAATTAGAAAAAGAAGTCAAGATTTCTCCTGACTTCTTTCTTTTATTATTCACAAATCCATTCTATATTAGAACAATTTAAAAAAGTATAGGTACTGTTTTCAATTTCGTCCTATGTTGTGTTTGGATAAGCATACTCACTTGTATAATCATAAGCATATAAAGCTGTAATTACTGTATTGTTTGAAGAATCTGTCGTTTTTCTTGGAGCATAATTACCGCCTGTTCCACGGTCTGGCGGCAAGTACAAAAGTTGAGTTGAGCTTATATTGTCTGGTTCTACTTGAGATTCTAAGTATTTAACATATCTCAAATTAGAACAAGACGAGAAGGCTTCTTTTTCAACCGTTGTTAATTTCTCACAACTTGAAAAACTTATTTTATTTAATCCTGAACTTCTATAGAAAGCATATTCTTTAATTGTTTTTAAATTCTTTGGTAAAATACAATATCCATTGTCGTCAGCATTAATATTAAGCAATGATAAATTTGTCATATTAGCAAAAGCATAGCGTCCTATTTCTTCTAATTGCGGCGAGTTGATTGTTATCTGTCCGCTTATTGAGCTTCCATAAAAAGCATAGTCCCCTATTTTCTTAACGGAAGAAGAAATAATAATACCATCTGTTGCATTAACAATATCTGCAAAATATTCAATTGTTTCAATTGTATCAGAGATAACTAATTTCCTCATTGTTCCTGCTGTAAAACAAAGAGTCACGTTTTCGTCTGATGATATTGCTGGGAGTGGAGTTTTCGTCACCCCACTACCAACAGCAAGATAATATGCATGATTTTTATAAGTTTCTTGGTCTGTGAACATTTTAATATCTGATTCTGTTTCTCCATTTAACCAGAATCCAGTTTGAGTCGTGTTGTAATTGACAAGTCTTGCGGAAACGCAGTTAAATAAGTAAAGCTGATTTGCTATCGCATAGTAATAACCAGTACCTAATTCAAGATTGAAATCAGAGCCGCCGCTATTGTCTTGGAATCCAACTATTTCACAACTGCCGTCAATATAGACTTTATAACATAAAGTTCCATCTTCAAGGGTTATTAGGTCGTTATCATAAGATGTTGTATCGTCTTTTCTAACAAGCACGTAAATTCTTCCAGAGCTATCTTTTTGGTAGTAAATTGTATTTGAGTCTACTTCTTTGCCAATGTTTGCCATATAATCTAATGCCATCTTATTTAAAGAATCAATATCTAAGGTAGAAGAATAAGATTCATCGGTATTATAGATAATTACAAGGTCATCAGAAGTAAAGCCTTCTGGGAATGAGCCATTGATTACTGTTGGCGGTTCTGGAAGTTCTTCTTCAATTTCAATTTCACTTATTCCTTTGAGATAGATTGTTTTTGAATCGGAATAAGAAATGCTTGGGTCAGATTTGCTTGATAGAGTTGCTACTATTTTTAAGGTTTTTGTTTTAGTTATTTCGTAATCTTTATTATTTAGAGTGATTGTGAGAGATGGAGATTGGGCAGTTGCATCGGAGAGGTCAGATGGGAGAAAGGTTAGGGATGATGTATTTGTTATCATTTTAAATCACCCGTTAGACGATGTTTGTACAATATGGAAACTTTTGTGTTCTGCCTCATTATATTTCTGTCCAGAAGTATTATCTATTGTTTTTTCTGCAAAATCGCTTAATGAATAGTCATAAACATATCGAGAGTTATATGCTCCTCCTACCATATATTCTGGGTATTCTCCATTTAATGCCCCTGTAAAGCCTGGATAAATTTTTTTCCCATTATATGTCAGTGTTTCAAACAACATTTCTGAAGTATATGTTGCAGTAGGATTATTATTTTCGCCTTCTATTCGTGAAATTGTTTTTCCGTCTTCCGAATAAAGTGTTAGTTTATATTCGTTTATAGTATATTCCTAGTTAAAGGCTATTATATATGTTAAATCGGACAAATCAGATTTTGTACCACTAATTGTACACGCTTTTACCATATTTTGATTACTCAGAGAAAAATTCTTTTGATTGTTTTTAAAAGTCTTCCAGAAATTTTTATTAGATAAATGAGTATTTTGACTTAATACTTGTAATATGGTGACTGCAAGTCGAGAATCTGCTGTACTGATACCTTCTGTAGCCAATAGCATACAAACTAAAAGATATTTTTTATAAAGTTTTATACCAAGTTCATTTATACTGTCATTTTCTTTATAATAGTCTCCGTCTTGTAAAAATATAGCAACATCACATCCGCTTATTGATGTTCTTAATCTGGCACCGCCAATCCCTTTTACGTCGCTGGTTTTTCCAAAACATTCTGAATAAGTATTTTTAATACCAATTCCTTGCTCGGAATTTACTACAGACTCTTTTAATTCTTCTTCAGTACTGTCACTCGCAAATTGAACTATTAAGGCTCTTTCTCCTCGATAAATATCCTTATTAATATCATTTCCATCAAATTCTTCTTTTTGACCTGCTGGATAATAATTTATTCTATGAAGAGCTAAGCTGACATTATCAGAATACAAGGAAGAAACATTTCCAGCTATAGACGACAAGGCATAGTTTAGAATTCCTGTCCTGTCTGAACTTCCTTTGAAATAGGTGGCTATACCCTGCATCATTTTCAGTATTATTGCCGACATCACTTTGTAAGTATTTAATTCATCATATCTTTGATAATTTCTACCTCCAATATAATAAAATATGTACTTATCAGATTTATCTAATACATTATCACAATAGGCGGTTTGAGAAAAGCCTGAAAAATAACGATTATCCATTCCATAATGTTTTAATACGAAAGCAAATTTTTCTTTATCTGTAGCATTGTCATCTGTTCCGCCACAAGATAGATATGCGCTTCGTACATTAGAACAAATAGTAAGACCATTTTTTTCATCTTCTAATAAATATTTATTATTAAAACCAAAAAATGGCATTCCAGTGTCTGTATCGGTTAGGCCTCCCACACCGGTGAAAAGCTCCAATTCCTCATATGACATACCACTCTAGATATCTAAAGGATAGGCATAATTAGAAAAAATCTTTTGATAAAACCAAGTTCCAAGTAAAGTACCATCCTTTGTTGTAGTTTTTGTATCAAAATTCCATTTTATCATTAATGCTCTGTCTTTATATTCTCCTTCTTCTACATAATTTAAAGTAAGCCCCCATGTACTTTTTTTAGACCAATTTATAAAATCTTGATAACTCTTAAAGGTTTCTCCTTCTGTTACCTTAATAATATTTGGGAAAATTTTTTGCTCATATCCATTTAAATCTGTATATGTTATATCTTCATCGTTGTGATAAAGAATCCAACAGGCATAAAGTTTTAAAATCAAACAAGCATCATACCAAGAAACTGAATCATCTCCATCTAAATCTAACGCCCAGCCTGTCCACTCATCAGAATTAATATTAGAAGTATCTGTTGCCTTTGCTGTATATTGATAAACTTCTTTAGAAATCTCAAAAGCATCATCGCCTTCGTCAACATCTCCACTTAAAATTTCAAGCGACTTAGCTAAATTATCAATCATTCTTGCCTACATTTGGGTGACGTTCCATAAATATTTTACATTATTCCAAAGTTCCATTGTTTCCGCCATTTGTCCTTTTAGAATTCCCTGTAATCCATTATCATCACCAAAAAGAACGCTTAATATAGCACTTAATAACTGAGAAATTACCCAAAAGTTTTTATCCAAATCTTCTACTTCAACTCTTCTTTTATATTCTGGCATTAATAAATTAACGACAGCCTTTAAAGTATCGGTGCTTACATTTCCATTAGCAACCTCATCTGCAATAGCTTTTGTAAGATTAGTATAGTCCATATTATCTACATTCATCTTAATCTCATCAGCACGTGCCTGAGTATAAACTTGGTCAAAGACGTTCTTTAATGGTCTTGGGTCTAAGTAATAATTAGCTTCTGTACCTTTTGCATCTGCTCTTCTTAATCCATCTATCCAGTCTTTAAAAGAATCATGATATAAATCACTTGTTAATCCATAGGTTAAGCACCATTCTTTAATTAAGTCATATAATTTGTTTATGGATTCATTCCAACCTTCTTCGCTAATTTCTTCGTCCTCTGTTCCACCATTTTCATTCCAAATATTGCTGGTATCTTTTAATAAGTTTATATATTCGTCAGAATTCTGATATAAATAAGCCGCAAATTCAGCTACGGAAACATAAGGTGTTGATGAAGATTTCTTATTATGAATATTTATTTTTTTAATTGTTCTTAATAAGGATACTGCCCATCTGGAATTATAAGTTTTTCCTCCAGTAGGGAACGAGAGTCTTGTTAATGCAGAATATATGTTCTTATCTAAAGCCTTATTTGAATCTGATGTACCTGTTGTATACTCTTTAGCTTGAAGTTTTCTAAAGTCAGTTTCTTTCGCTTTAAGTTTTTCTGCAATTTTACTTGCAGAAGCTTCTGTATAATATGTTGAAGAATTATAAAAATAAACCTTTCCTTCTCCTTTCGAGATTACACAATAACTCTTTCCATCACTATTTTTTAAATCCTACCCATCACGTTCTAAAGTTGGCCACTCATCGAAGCCTCCTGCTGACTGAATTGTAGAAACATCATAAGTATACGTTTTTATAGAAGAAGCTCTTTCTGCGTCTGTTAAGTCAATAGCAAAAAATTTGAGAGCAATTACGGCATCGTCTGTGCCTATTAAGTTATCTCCATTAAAGTCAAACATTTTTGCAACTGTGGTGTAAGCTTCATTTATTTCTGTTAATGCTGGAATATTAAAATAATTTTTTTCTTTACCTTCTTTTTCTGCACTTGTATCTTTCGCCGTTTTCATATCACTATAGCGGCTTTCCATATCTGAAAGAAGATATGACTTACCGTTATACTTTATTACTTTTCCACCATTAGTATCTGATACTTTTGTATCGCCAAAATCTTGTAAGTATTGTGCGGCATCGTCTGAATCAAAGAAAAGCCCTATTGCTGTTTGATATAATTTTAATAATTTTTCTGGCGAAATATTTCTATCGCTTCTAACGCCCTTCATAAAGTGGTCTACATCAAGTAGCCAATCTAAATATTCAGCATCTAAATTCGACTGTGAATCTGAATCAAAAAGACTATTATCACCAATTACACCAAGCATTTTTACACCCAACGCATTTGGATATAAATCAGAAAGTAGTTCTAAAAAAGCATAATAGCTTTGCTTAAATCTCAAGGAATTAATTTCATTCTTTTCTTTTTCAGAATTAATTTCATACTCTGTCGCACCAGAAATAGTTGTAATCTTATCTTTATTTTTATTCTGGTCCGCTTCATTTGTATTAATTGCCATTTGTCTTCACCTCATCTATTATAAATTTAAAAAGTATTACCTTTTCATTATATTATATCTCAAATTATTCTAAAAGTCAATACCTTGACTTTCAATATAAAGTAAGAAAATAAGGGGAACAATCTAATGCTCCCCTATTAATATTATTTCTTAATAATCTCAATCTGAACCTTATCGACAGGCTTTCCAAAAACTCCTGCATAATCAGAAATTCCTTCAACCCAATCATAGTAATTACTTGAAGCAGTAGAAGAAACTCTATATTTAACCTGATAGCCACTACAATTAAGAAGTTCTATCTGAATTGCATCAATCTGCTGAGTTTTTAATCCTGCACAACCCTTATTCCAGTCATTAATATTATAGGCAGTAATCCAACTTAACCAGCCGCCGCCGTTTAAATGAACACGATACTTTAATGAGCCTTTTGAAACTGTTGCGGCGAAGCCATTTGCGGCATATTTATCTTTACCAGCATAAGAAGTTGCATTGGTAATTTCACTTGACCAAGCACCATTACTATACAATCTATATTTTACATCAGGAACACTTACAGTAGTAGTAGTAGTTGAAGTACTATTAGTATAAACAACATTGCCTTTCTCATCAAAAACGCTATAACCCGTCTTACAAGCTTTTTTAGCATTATCAAGAGAACTATAAGCCCCTATCTGAGAACTTGCATCTGCCCAAGTTTTACGAACTCTATAGGTTATTGTGGTAGATGTAGCTGTTGAGCTTGAAGTTGATGAACTTGAACTTGAACTTGTCGATGTTCCTTTAAGAGCATTAAGCGATTTTTCAACATTACTCTTAAAAGTAGACCAATGCGGCAAAATATAAATTGGACAATATTTCGCAAGTCCTTTTGTTGTACACATAGTATCAATTGTTCCTGATTTGCCTGCTTTTCTTGCAAGCCAGTATGTATGACTTCTTACACCGTCAGCAACATCAAGGTTATATTTGTTTAAGAGATAAGCCACAAGCTTAACTGCATTCGCTTCTGCAGCCGCCGAGTTGCCAATTACTTCAATTGCTACAGTAGTATTATTACCACTATTAGCATCAGAAGTGCCATCTGCACAAGACCAGTTTACATAGTCATCTGGTAAATTCTGCCAAGCACAAACATTATCAACATAATAATGTACTCGAACAGTCTTCATAGCATTGTTATATGTTGCTCTTGTATACTGTTCTGCCATTGTTGTGCTTGAAGAAACATTAACTGCTTCTGTGTTATGGACAGTAATAGCTACTGTCTTCTTACGATTGCCGCTTGGCATATCAATTTTATTTGGATTATTCTTTGATTTAGTTAAAAGAAATTCTTTAACTGTTAATCCATTTGCTTTATAAGTTCTATCTGGTGTTAAAAAATTACTCATTTAAAATTCCTCCTTAATCATTTAAAATATTACTTAAACTTTCAATGATTCTAACTTCATTTTCAGTTAATTCATCTTCATTATTTTTCTCACTAATTTCTGAAATTGCTCCTAAGACAATTTTAATTTTGTTTTCGTGCTTAGATTTATTATAATAAAATCCTGTGGCCGCCGCACATTCTGTAAAAATAGAGGGAATTAGATAGCACAATGGCTCATATGTCTAAAAAACAACCATCATAATACAGCTAAATACTGTAATTCCTAAACTAATTAAAATGGCAAAGCAAAGCAAAAGTTTAGAGGTTTCTAATTTCTTCATCGGTCTCACCTCACAATATTTGACTTTATAAAAAGACTATGATATAATTATTATAGAAAATCGGAAAAGAAAGGAATGATGAAAATGAGTTTACAGAATATAAAGTCATTGATTACTAATGTAATTCCAATACATATTTATATAAATGACGAGTTCATTACCACAATTCTCTCAATTGAGGATAGTATATATGATACATATACTGTAGAAAATATCAACATTAAAAGCCTTAGCACAATTGATATTACGATAAAAAATTAAAATAGTATTGGAATGGGAACAAGATTAAATCTTGTTCCCTTTTTTTATTTTAAAATACAGAATTTTGTAATGAGGCTTTTCCTCTTTAAAAAATAAATATCGTATTGTATCGTCTAAGATTATAATTAATATACTAAGTAAAAACCAATAGAATGTAAATGGTAAACAAATCTATCCTAAGAAATTAAAGGGGACATTACTATAATCCCATACATTCCACCCTAAAATTAAATTAATAATTATTCCACTAATTAGCTCTAATAATGTTATAATCAACGACCCAAATAATGCCTAAAGTTCAAGTAATATATTCCAAGAAAAGATATTATTAATTAAACCAACACAAATAAAGCAAAGGCCGCCGACTATAAACATAGTCCAATGAGAATAACCCCTGTAAAGCAGCTCTGTCCCGACATAAGCAGAGCCGCCAACAAGAAAAAGGAATAAATATTTAACAATACTTTTTAATTTACTGAGCATTGCTATTCACTATCAAATTAATGATACTCTGATATTCCTCCTTTAATTCCATTCCGTATACAACTGATTTAATTTCATCAATATTGTCCATTGCAAGAATTTGATTTTTTAAAAGATTATAATAAGTAGTGTGGTAAGTAATCCAGCTTGTTGCCGTCTGGACTAAGCCAATCATTTCTTCTGGAGTGTAAATTCTACAAACCTGACTATCTGCGTGATAAGGAACTGATTGACCAACCTGAGCAAGAGCATAGAGAGAAGTTAAGTTAATCTGGTCGGTGGTATTAAGACGATAATGCTCATCGTTATAGTCAATGCCGTTTGTAATTGTAGTTTGACAAATTGAACACATTTCATTAATTTTACGTTGCTGAATTTGTGATAATTCATCTATTTCATCAGTTTCACTTTCAAGATTATTAATATTGTCTCTAATTTCCTGACGTTTAGTAATCAAAGCAGAGTAATCATATGGAAGAGTTAAACCTAAAGAATAATTTTCTAAGCTCTTGATAACCTGATAATCAGTATTTTCAAGATTCTGTTTTAAATTTTTGATTTTCTTTTCTTTATTCTTAGCCTCTTCCTCTAACTGTGCGGCCTCGAGATATTTATTAAAAGTATCTATATCATCTAAAACGCTTATATCATCTAATTCAGTTATAAGAGAATACTCGTTATAGTAGAAATATCCATTTATTTTCTGCTCTATATTTGTTCTCAATTTAACCTTATAAATATTGTCCTTTATTAAAGCGGTTTCATAAGCTTCAACAGAAGTAGTAGACATCATTCTCATTCTAATTCACCTCTTTATATAAATATTAATCCTAAGTATTTAATCAATGCTTCATTACCTGCCGCCTTTTCAGCACATTGTACTACTGGATAAAATGTTCCAACTGGTAAATTTTCTAACTGAGTAAAGCTATAAGCATTATTATTTACATTGGCTAATGTTATCGTTGTAGCAATGGTATAGTCAGAATTAGCTACTTTTTCCTGAGCTTCTGCAAACGAAGAAGCTTCAATAAGGGAAAGCGTGACGGTTGGATTAATCCAAGTTGATACATAATGCATTCTTTTTAAAAGAGCGGTACTCTTTTTAATTGTAATAGGAGTATCGTTTATAAATCCTGCACCAGTAGATAATTTATTCATGTTAATACCAGCACCATAGCTACTATTATAAATCGCATTAGGAGTTGTATCATTATAATCATATGCTTGAATTGGAGTGAAATCATCTTTTGAGTCAGAGAAAACATAGATTGAATCACTATACTTATTCACAATATCATCAGTTGAAGTGCTATCAACAGAATCAAACAAAACAAGTTCAGAAGATTCTTCGCTTTCTCCACCACTGCCTTCATAAGTACCAGTAATTCCAAAAATTGTTATTCCTGATTTAATATTATCAGCAACTAAATTCTCATCTCCCCCAATAATCTGGTCTCCAGCAAGATAAACACCAGAATCAATTACAAGATTGGAAGTGGTTGGAGTGTAAATGGTCTCTTCTAAAGAAGCCATAGTACCAATAACCTTACCATCATTATTATAAGCAATTTTACCTTCTAAAATATCTGCGGAAGTTGCTGTTGCGTCAGTAATTTCAATACTAACTTCTGGAGAATAAGTACCTACAACATCAAAAATTTCGACCCCTTCTTTAATGTTTTCTGCAAGAAGGTTTTCACTACCCTTTACTGTTATACCAGTCTGAACAAAAGTTCCTTCTTCAACATAAAAAGGATAAGTGGTTGGAGTTATAATCAATTCATCTTCAATTGTTAAAGCAGTACCAACAATTTTTTCTCCGTTTGCATAACCAATTTTACCCTCTGGAATATCATATTCTGTAATATTTCCATCAGAAGTAAAAGTGCCATCTACGTCAAAAATGCTAACCCCTGCTTTGATATTTTCTGCAATTAAATCTTCGTCGCCTTTAATTGTCTGTTTGCCTGCTATGTAAATTCCTGGACTAATTGTTTTATCAATTGTAGAAGGAACAATGATCTGTTCTTCCTGTGATAAAATTGTACCAGTTAGCTTTTCTCCATTTACATAGGCGGTTTTATTAAGTAAAATATCGTCTGCTGTGGCGGTTGCATCTGTTGTATCAATATCGTTTTCTCCTTTCTCAACCAAAGTACCAGTAATACCAAAGATTTCTACTCCTTCTTTAATATTTTCTGCTACTAAATCCTCATCACCTGGGATTGCAATTCCATTATAAAATCCGCTAACAAGATAATGGTCATCTGTACTTGGAGTAATACTAACTTCTTGATTTATAGTATAAGCAGAACCAGTAATTTTCTCATTATTAACATAAGCCGTCAAGCCACTTTTTATGTCGGCGGCAGTTGCAGTTGCATCTGATGTATCAATGCCGCCTTCCCCTATAATAACAGTTTTATTATATGGTTGATGTATTAATACTGCCAATTTTATTCACCTCGCTTATGTTGTATAATTTCTAACGTAAGTCACTGAACCAGTAATTCTTACTTTATTGTTTTCTGAGAAATGAGATTTTAATAGAGTAGAAGTTAATCCGCCTGCTGACCAAATTATTTCTGAATCAAGCGGTGCCGTGACTGATTGGTCTATTCTAATAATATCAGATAAACCAGAAGAAGTAATAGTTCCATATGCAGGCTCAAAAAGACTTACATATCCACGAGTTGTTGACTTGTCATCTATTTCATAATAGCCAGTATCACTATTAGTAGTCTGGAGTAAGAAACTTACGTCTGTTATTGGTAAATACTCTGAACCAATTGCAACATATTCTGAAAGATAAAGGTTGTTAAAAATAACCGTGACGACTGGACCATTAACAATTAAAGTTTCCTTTCCAGAAACAAGTTCAATAACCTGTGTTGAGGTCGAAAGAGCTAAAGTTCCCGACTCTGCTGGTAAATAGTTATTATAATTTGTTGTAGAAGAATTGTTAGTACTTAGTGAATTATAGCCTGAACTTGAACCATAAATGGCTATGGCGCCTTCCGCATTACCTGCTGTACCTGATTTAACGGAATTACCAACTATTATCTGAGATAAACCGTTCTGTTTTGTAGTACCTGTTCTTGTCGCATATTTAAAGCCGCTATTATCTCTAAGCGTTGCTCCAGAAGTTCCAGTTGTAGTGGTTTCTGAACCCCAATATGGATAGTAGTATGAAATTGATGTTGGATTTGTTTCAACAACTTTTACGCCTGTTGCATAAGTTGATGTTGTCGAAGTAGAAGCATTGCCGTCCAAAGCTCCATAAAATGTTGTTGCATAGAGAGAGCCTGACTCTTCACCAATATAAACGTTAGTATCAAAGTATTGATAACCAGTATTCTGGGTTGTGCTACTTGTGCCTGTTAAATAAGCTTTAGTTGTAGTACTTGGAATATTCTTAACTTTTTCGTCTGCGGTTGAAGAATAGAGAGTGTAAGTTGTTCCATCTACTGTCAATTTACCAATTTCTTCGCCTGAGGTTGTTGTGCCAGCCCAAGAAACGGTTGAACCAGAGCCTTCAGAGCTTGAGGATAATTGGGTTATATCAATACCTACAAAGTTTCCAGAAGAATCGTTAACGTAGAGTTTGCTATCCCAACCTATTGCAAATAAATTGCTACGATTTGAATTAGAAGAACCATTACCTATTATTAAAGCATAAGTATCGTTAGTATCTTCTACATTAAATTTACCCATTGTTGTCTAAGCATCGCTCGATGCAATTGTCCATTGGTTCTGAGAATGAGAATAATTTCCATCTGCTGTAGAGTTATATCCTTCTGCATGACTAAAAGCTCCATTGGCAGAAGGTTTACTTGTACCAGTTATGATTGGGCCGCCAAAAATTCCATCAGTATGTGCAGTTCCGTCCGCATTAAAAACTTCATAATAATCATAGCATTTGTCGCCATAATTAAAAACTTCGCCGACATGATTTCTGTGTACAATAGAATATGTAGTAGTAGGATTCTCTGGAGGAGTTGTCTCGAAAGTGTATGTATGCTTTTTACCAATTGCTGTAGAAATAGTAATCTCATTGTCATTACTTACTGCAATAGTACCATAATCTGTTTCGCCGCCGCTTACTTTTTCAACAACTTTTGTTTCTAACTGACTGCCTTCAATAACAACAGTAATTGGTATATCCTCAGTAGGAACGTCGTCATAAGCAGTCAAAGTAATATAGCCATCGCCTTGGTCTGTGGCTACAATTTTTCCTGCTAAGAAACTATCTATCTGAGTTTCTGTAATTGTCTGCTGTAGTCCAATGTCAACTAAGCTATCTGCATCAATTTCATTAGAAGTAATTTTATAAGTTCCGTCAGATGACCAATTACTTGCGGCAAGTACTGTATCAAATTTTACAGAGTATAAAGTATCGCCCTTATCACCCTTTTCGCCTTTTTCTCCTGTATTTCCTGTTCCAGAAGGAAAATCTATAAAAACTGCCATTTAATTAATCACCTCTTTTATTTTGTAATATCTTCGATTGAAATATAAATTGGTATGTCTGTTTCAGGAACAGGGCCATATGCTTTCAATACAATTTTATTATCTTCTTGCGACTGACAAATAATTTTTGCTTCGGCGGCAATGTCATAAAGTTCTTCGCTTATATCTTCCTGCGGCCCGATGTGAATTACGCTATCAGCCTTTATATTAGTATTTGTTATTGTATAAAGTCCTGCCTCATTCCATTTAGAAGCTTGAAGTACTGTTTCAATAACGATTAAGTTATTTCTAAGATAAGCGATGAATTCTTCTTCCGTACCCTCATTACCTAAACTAAGCCAAGTTTCATAAGCATCTTTACCGTCAAGACCCTTAGAACCCCTAATACTCTCAGTTAAATATGATTTTATAGTATCGCCATCTTTATAAGTAATCTTAAGGAAATAACCAGATTCAGCTGTTTCATCATTATAAATAATCTGACCTGTTGCGTAATCACTGCCAGTAGTTTTCAAAACAACTTTATCATAATTTTCAACTTCATATTTATATTCAACTTCCAGCTCCATATCAACGTCAAAAGTTTCTATAGCAACGTCATTCTTATAGAAAATTATTTGAACTGGATAAGTATCGTTTGAACCATTCTGCCACCAATTTATAAAACTAATAGTAGCAAGTCCTGTCAAATCAAATTCTGTTGGTTTTGTAGTAGTATCACCATCAATTTCAAAATAAGCTAATGGGGCTTTTGATTCATTAATTCTCCAAACGCCTGCCTGCTTAAATATTTCAATTGTTGGAGAATAACCGTCTTCTCCATCTTCGCCTACTACCTTACCTAAATCTTCTGCAGCATCAGAATCATCATAAAGCACATATAAATGTCCATCATCTGAGATATAAATCTATGAAACTCCACGACCTGCTGGGCCTTTGATAGCTCCAGCATCAACAAATTCGCCAGATTCGGCTTTAATTTGAAGATGTCCGTTTTCGTCTATATATCCATCGCCTGCATCTGTACATTCGTCTTCTGAGGCTTTTATTTTAACAGAAGTTCCATCTGCACCCTTAACTGTTCCTGCATTTGTAGTTGCTCCTGTTGAGAAAGTTATAATCAAATCGCCATCTGAATTAACTGTAGCCCCTGTAATTGAGATACCATCTGCACCAGTTTCACCTTGTTCACCTTTTTCACCCTGTTCGCCTTTTAAAGAACTAAGTGAGAAAAGAGTTTTCCAAGTGCTTCCATTATTATAGCTAACTTCAATGTTATCGCCGTTTTCTCTCAGTAAAGGAGTTGTGCCGTCTACCCCTTGTTCACCGTCTTTTCCTTTTAAAGAATCAAGTGAGATGAGATTTGTCCAAGTTTTTCCTTCATCGTAGGAAACTCTAAGGTATGTATCGAAATCATCAACACCTAAGAGAACAGAAGAATCATTACCATTTACAACTGTAAAAGTAGTCTTTGTTCCATCTGTCATCACAATTTCATAGGTATCTGCCGCTCCTGCTATTCCTGCTGTTGTGCCGCCAGTACTGGAAACGAAATTAATTGATGAAATTCCAACGCCATCTTCACCATTAGTACCGTTAGTACCATCTTTTCCATCTTTTCCGTTAGTACCGTCCTTACCATCAGCACCCTTTAAAGAAGCAAGCCATTCAGCCTGTGTGCCTGAAAATCCATTATCAACAGCAATCTCATAAGCAGATTTTCCATCTGCACCAGAGCTGCCGCCAGAAGAACTTCCAGAGCCACTTGAAGAGCCTACAAAAGGATTAAAGAAAGTCATATTATCACCTCTTGTTTATTAGATTATATAGTAAATATTACCAGTAAAAGCACTTGTAAAAATTAAAGAATTAATTCTCTCATGTCTTTCTGTAGTGTATGGAGTAATAAAATATCCACACTTAGGAATTTTTAAAGTATTATCTTTATTAATTGTAAATTCTGTACCTGTTGAACCTTCAAAACCTACAAAATCAAGATAGAATGGTTCTTGATTATAACCAATTTTCTTTAAATCTTCCTTGATTAGTTCAACAACGTTTTTACCTGACGGTGCGCCGCCACTATACATTCTATAGTTCATTTATTTTATCCCTCCTTTATTTCTGCTATTTCAGAAATTATTTCTTTTATTTTACTTGTTTCCTCACTATCATCAAATCTTATTTCAATAATATCTCCTGTTCTTAATTGTAAGGATAATAGACCTAATAAACTTTTAGCATTAGCTAATCTATCATCACTTACTATAAAAATTGTACTTTTTAATTCATTTATTTTATAATTGAAATTGGTAGCTATACGATTAAATATATCAGTTGTAATTGTACATTTAATTGTTTTCCATTCCATTTTCTCATCATCTCCTATAATATTATTATAACACAATATTCTAAAAAAGTCAAGTAGATTAATATTATAATCGAAATACTTGACTTTCTTAAAAATTCATGTTATACTTATAATAAGAAATGATGAGGAGGTCTAAAGACTATGGATAATATAAAAAAAATTACTGAATGGAAATTAAGACATTATTGCTTAAATTTAGATTATCAAATTGATAGTATGAATTTAGAAGCTCAAACAAATCAAATTATAGCAAGTTTTATTAATAATTTTCTTGAAAAATATAATAAAGATATTGAAAATAAAATCTTTATTTTGGAATATCAAGATGATTTATTAAGTGTAATTACTTATAGGATTTTAAAAAATCTTGCTTCTTTAAGTAAAATGAATTTATTTTTATATGGAAAAAAGAGTAAGACTAAAAAATATTTAGAAAAAGGAGAAAAATTTATTCCTTTATCTAAAATAAAGAAATATATAAAAAATTGTGGTTATAAAATTGTTTATATATCTTGTTTTAATCCTATCTATAAAGTGTTTGCAAGTAATAAAGTTTTTAATAAATTCCCATGTGATATGCTATATCCAATGAAGAATTTTACCCCTGATGAAATTAGTATGGCCCAATTATTTTATCATATTGGTTATATTAAATATAGTAAGGATATTACTAAGAGATATAATAATGGAGATATTTTGGAAATTAAGAATAAGATTATTAATTTCTGTAATAAAATGGAACTCTCAGAAGAAATAAAAAGTTTCGGCTATACTTGGCATACAGAGAAAAAAATTTACGTTGTTTTTTGGGAAAATAATTTTGAGATTGATAAAAAAATTGCTCAAAAAGTGCAAGACTTAAATGATATGATATTCTATATGTGGTATGACAGTTTAGAAGAGCCAGAAATCATCAGTAAGAGCTATTTTCCTTTATATTTGAAGAATAAAACAAATATACCAAAATTGGAATATTACAATTATAATGATTTAAGCATACCTAAATATTTAGCCGAAAGATGGGGAAATGAAATTATAGAAGTTCATTGGAAAGATGATAAAGTCATTAAACGTCCTTATAAATATATAGATGGAAAATTTGTAGAATTAGAGGAGGAAATTTTTGAATGAAAGTATTTATAGTAAATTCAAAACCAACAACAGGAAAAACTCTTTTTGAGTCCTTTGTCAGAGAGGCAGCCGCCAATAATGGAGATGATGTGGGAGTTCTTTCTATTGTTGATAGTATTAAAGATGTAGCACTATTTGCTGGTTGGAATGGGAAAAAAGATGCTAATGATAGAAAAATGCTTGCAGACCTAAAAGATGTTTTAGAAGAATGGAATGATTACCCTTATAGAGAATTGATATCTAAAATAGAACAACATAGAAAATTAGGCTCTAAAGCGGTTTTTGTAGATTGTAGAGAAGATAAAGACATTGAAAGACTATCTAAAGACTATAATGCTTTAACTCTTACTATTAAAAGAGATGTAGAAGAACAATCCTATGGTAATAGAGCTGATGATAATGTTAGAGAAGGCGGCTATGATATTGAAATTGATAATACACAAGGCATTGAAGAATTAAAAGAAGAAGCTACAACATTTTATGAGTTGTTCATTAAAGGTCAAAACTAAAAAAGTTTTGACTTTTTTTATAATTAATGTTATAATTATTATAGTAAGTTAAGAAAGGACAATAAAAATGATTGGTATTTATTGTATAGAAAATAAAACTACTCAAAAGAAGTATATTGGAAAGTCAATTGATATTTTTCGTAGATGGAATGAACATTTAGAACAAGGTAAATATTCTACTTCTATAGATGACGAATTCCATTTTAATCTTTATCACAATTCTAACAACTTTACTTTTTCTATTATAGAATTATGTGAAGAAGAAGAGTTAAGTGATAAAGAAAAATATTATATTGAAAAGTACGATACTATTAATAATGGTTATAATAAGATAGCGGCCGCCCAGAATATTTTTGACTCAAAAAAGGCTTTGCCGCCTTCCAAAAAAGAAATTATTAGAATGATAACTTCTTTACTTGAAAAGCCATTATTTAAAGAAGATAAAGACCAATTAAGTCAATTCTTTAAAATCAAAGATAAAAGAGGCAATATCTTAAAATGGAATACTGTCAAAAAAGAAATTATCTCTAAAGGCTTTGATGTAGTAGAATCAAAAAGATATGTAGATGGAAAAATGAGAAATTGTAGTATTATTAGGCTAAGATGGGAGGACTAAATGAGAATTTTATGTGATGTTGATAATGTAGTAGGAGACTTAACTACAGCAGTATTAGATGTTTATAATGAAGATAGTGAAGATAATCTTACTGTAGATAAAATTACTAAGTATAATATCGAAAATTTTGTCAAGCCGCAGTATAAGGAAACATTCTATCATTATTTTCTTGATAAAAGAACATGGAATAGAATGAAATTAGTACCAAATGTTCAGAAATATATGGCAAAATTATTTAATGATGGACACGAAATTTATTTTTGTACTAAAACAGAAATGAAGAATGCTCCTAAAAAAGAATCTTATCTCCAAAGAATTTTCCCTTATATGGATATAAGAAAGCATCTGATTGTTTGTTATGATAAAAGTATGGTCATTGGTGATGCTTTAATAGATGATTGCTTATCCAATTTTAGTACAACTCAACCATTAAAAATTTGTCTTGCTTATCCGTGGAATAAGAATGTTATTGACCCCTCTATTCATAGATGTAATGATTGGGAAGAAATCTATTCTGTAATTAAAACTGCTGCGGCCGCCAAGTCATTATACTAAACTACTTGACTTTTAAATAAAAATGTGTTATAATTATTATAATAAATGAGAAAAACTCATTTCTGGTTATTAAAACCTGATTATCTCCGTAAATTACGGCTAACAATTGAATAGAATGGAACTGATATAACAAAAGGATTATACCACTGTACATTCAAATTTAAGGTCAATGTTCAACTCTCTGTGGAGATTAAAGTTAGATTATACCTTAACGCAGTGATGACACTGTAAAAGACACTGCGATATCAAAAAGGGAAACAGGGACTGTCGAGATGATAGGCTCTGTTTTTCTACGTCTTTATGGTTTGGTAAGCCTTGCAGCGTAAATCTACTCGTTTAAGAATTTGAGAACAATTCTTACTCTGTATTTGAGGGTACATTTATTTTCTATTAAGATTAAATATTTAGTATGCCTAATAACTCGTAAGCGGTTATGAATCTCAACGTAATCTTAATCGTCAAAAAGGTAGTTAAAACCTATTATAAACGTATTATAATAAAAGTTGAGGTTGGGGCGATAGTTTTAGAAAATACTTTCCCTTAAAGGAGAACGCTATAAGGGCAACTGTTAATTGAACTGTTAAGTATCAGAGATTTCGTAAGAAACTAAATTAACGATAGTTGAAAGTGAAATAAAGAATTTCAATAATTCTTTTTTTATTTCTTGTGATGGGTGAAATATCAAAAAATCAGTAGCCTATAGGGCATACAACATTTAATGCCGTCTTTTCAATACTGATGTGCCTACATTGATATGCCTACACAAAACGCCACAGGATGCACAACAAGTTGTGCATCGAGTGGCGGTGAACGCTACTCGCTCCGCTCGTAGCCGTTCACATAAGTTTTGGAGAAAAGAAATAGGTTGGTTGATATTGGTTATTATATATTATCATTAGTATATAATATATAATATAATTAATAATAATAATAATAATAAGGAGATAAGATAAAATATGAGTATGATAATTGATAATGTAGATTTTGAAGAACTTCCTGCAGAACGTTATTGGTCATTTGCTAAATCCTATAAAGGTAATAAAAAAGAAGAAACAAAACAAATGTTCCTCTCTAAACAATACCTTGGAGCTCTAAAGAATGATGGCCACTATGCAAGATTTATAAAAGATAATAATGGAAACATGAGATTACAAGGCCGCTCTGAAAGTGTAGAGGGAGGATATTTAAATAAAATAGAATGGACACCTCAGTGCCAAGAATTCTTTGATAGTCTACCTAATGGAACTTGTTTACTTGGAGAATTATATCTTCCTGAACAAAGAGGAAGTCGTAAAGTAGGAACAATACTTGGGTGTTTACTTAATAAAGCTCTTGATAGACAAGAAAAAGGTGAGAAACTCCACTACTATGTGTTTGATGTCTGGGCTTATAATGGAAAAAGTCTACTCAATACTAAATTTGAAGATAGAATTAGAAAATATTTAGATACTTTTATAGCGGCCGCCAGTAAGGGAAAAGAATATATAGATATAGCTAAATATTTAGAAGGAGAAGAGGCTTGGAATGAATTAGGTGAAATTTTAAAACGTGGCGACGAAGGAATGGTACTTTACAAAAAGAACGGAATTGCTGAGCCAGGCAAGAGAACAAGTAGAAAAACTCTTAAAGTTAAAATGGAAATAGAACAGACAATAGACGCTTTTATTGATGGAGAATATAAGAGCCCTACTAAAGAATATAATGGCAAAGAAATTGAGAATTGGAATTACTGGATTAATGATAAAACAGGAGAAAAGATTAATAAAAATATGTACTATGATTATTACCAAGGTAGAGCTTTAACTCCAATTACAAAAGCTTATTATTATGGCTGGGCAAGTGCAATTTCGTTCTCAGTAATGAAAGATGGAAAACCAATTCGTATAGGCTGGATTTCTGGAATTACAGATGAAATGAAGCAAGGAATTGTTGAAAATCCTGAGAAATATCTTAATAAAGTCTATGAACTTACTTGTATGGAGCTTGAATGTATATCAGGACGCTATTCTTTAAGACATGGTAAAATAGTCCAAGAACGTCCTGATAAAGCGGCCGCCGACTGTGATTGGTCGCAAATTGAAAATAATTAAAATATTAGAACTTAAAAGAAGCCCTTTTACTTAACATAGAGAAGAGATTTTTCTCTTTATTTTATGTAAAGGGGTGATAGAATGAGAAATAATTGTTATTTAAAGCCAGCTAATAATGTGCCGCCAGAGCCTACGAAAGTTCAGCCAAAATGTTATTCTTGTAAGAAGTTTCCTATTTGTTCAATTCGTAAGGATTATTTAAAAGCGGCTTCATTAATTGAAAATTTGCTTGGTAATCCAAATAAGGATTTAGAACTTAAATGGTACAAGTCTAAGTATTTTCCAAGACCGCTGCCAAACTTTGAAGGGTTTGATTTAGAAAACTACGCTGATTATTTTACCTTTGATATGGCTGCCACAATACAGGATAAGAAAGAATCTGGCTCAATAAAAGAAGTTAAATATCACAATAAAGACTTTATACAATTCCTCTGTGATTTTGAAGATTATTTAGCAATAATAACTGCCATTTGGAACGATAAGACAAATGAATATGATATTAGTGAAGGCAAGGAAATCTTTTATCATTTAAAATATACTTTAACCGATGAAACCGTAGAGAATTTCCAAATTAACTTATTAGTTTGGAGAGAAGATATGGAGAAAAAAGAAAAAGACGGAAAAGAGTTAGACCTTATTAACACAACCTACTTCACTGCTGAATTAGATTGTCAGTTCTACGAATTTAATAAAGAAAAGAAAAGACCAGAAGATTACCCACACCTTCATCATGTAGCAACATATCATATTGAGCCGCATAAAGTTAAGGAAATGGAACAACCAAAAGAAATTCCTACTGGTTTTCCTTGCGTTTTGCCGCCTTATCCAGTTCCTACAGAATTCAGAGAAAAGCCTATTAGAAGAGGAGATAGAGATGAGTATTAAAACTTCTAAAGGTGAACAAAAACTTATTGATATTTTTAATAAGAACGGAATAGCATTTAAAAGGGAAATATCATTTACTGATTTAGTAGGTAAAAAGCAAGTTCCATTAAGATTTGACTTTGCTGTTTATAAGAATAATAAAATATTATTTCTCCTTGAAGTAGATGGGATTCAACACTACAAATTTACAAAACATTTTCATAAGAACATTTTCGGTTTTAAAAAACAACGAGAATGGGATAGACGTAAAAACAAATATTGCATACTACATAATATACCATTGATAAGAATTCCTTATTGGGATTTAGAAGGATTAACTTTGGGCAAAATAATAACAGAACCTTCTTATCGTGTGAGGGATATATATCATAATGATTATATTATATCACATGGAGGTTTTTGAAATGAGTTGGTTAGATTTTTTAGAAATACTAAAAACAATTGGCGGAGCGGCTGGAGCAATTATTACTTTAGCGGCATTATGGGGGATGATTTTTAAAAAGCCAAGAGATTGGATTAAGAAAATAGCCAAAGAGGCCGCCGCAGAAGCGTATGAGGAAAGAGGAATTAAAGAAGGCGAGAATACTAATCAGATTAATAAGGATATGAGTGATATTAAGGCTGTTTTAGATGACATTAAGGGACAGCTAAATGCTCAGAATCAAAATGATTTGGTAATGTTAAGACACGAGATTACTACTCTGTATGTCGCTTATAAAGATGAAAAACGAATTCCAACACGAGCCAAACAGGACTGGCTTTCTTTATATGAAAGATATACCCGTCTTAATGGAAACTCTTATGTAAAAACAATAACACAAAATATGGAAGAATGGGAAGAATTTTAAAAAGATTAAGTCAAGAGTATCTCTTGACTTTTTCTATTATTTGTGATATAATTATAGTAAAGTAAATGAAAAGGAGGTTTTCAGAATGATAGTAATAAAGAAAACTGGAAAATTTGATTATGATGATACTAAAATTCAGCACGCAATAACTCAAGCTTGGAATCAGATTGGTTATCCAGACTTTAATAAAATTAATGATTTGGTTAATGTAGTTAACATTTTGGTACAGAAAGAAGCCAAAAATAATAAGAAGGATGAAATTGAAGTTGAAAGAATTGAAAATTTTGTTATGAGCGTTCTCTATAGTGAAGTTCCAGATGTAGCAAGAGAATATAGTGCTTATAAGATGGATAAGGAGAGAGCAATAAAGAACCCCACAGAAATTGAGAAAGTTCTTTATGTTAATCCAGAAATTGAGCATGAAAATGGTAATAAAAATCCTCATTTAGTTCATATTAAAAATGCCTATCTTGCGGAAATTCCAAGTAAAGAAATGATGAGAAAATTACTACCAAAAGATTGTTTAGATGCTCATGATAGATGCGTGGTTAAATTCCATGATTTTTCTTATAGTGCCCGAGCCATGTTTAACTGCTGCAATTGGAATTTAGAAGAGATGTTTAAAGGTTGTAATATTAATGGAATTTATATTGAAACTCCAAAATCTTTTAAAACAGCTTGTACAGTAGCAAGTCAGGCTCTGACCCATGCAACAAGCTCGCAATATGGAGGTATAACGATTAATTTACTTCATTTAGCAAAATTTGTTCGTGTTAGCAGAGAAAAAATTAAAAAAGAAGTCGCTGAAGAGTTAGAATCTGTTGGAATTGCTAATGAAAAAGATATTAATAGAATTACTGAAAAAAGACTAAAGAAAGAAATTAAAGATGGAATTCAAACATTCTTGTATCAAACAAATACTCTTTGTTCGGGAACTGGTCAGGCGGCCTTTTTAAGTGTTGGTTGTTGGCTTAGTGAAGATGAAGAATATTCTGAAGATTTAATTCTTGTTTTTGAAGAAATGATTAGACAAAGAATACAGGGAATGCGACAAGAAGATGGAACTTATTTAAATCCTAATTTTCCAAAAATTCTATATTTTCTTGATAAAAATACTATGGAAGGCGGAAAATATTATAATACTACTAAGCTTTGTGCAGAATGTAGTGCTAAAAGATTAGTTCCAGATTATTTAAGTGTTAAAAAACATAGAGAGCTTAAAAAAGTTCCAACTTGTCCAATGGGTAAGCGAATACTATAGCCCATTTAAAATCTTTTGAAAACGGTTAGGGCATTAATTGTTGAGACCGTGCCAATTAATAGGTGTATCGACTATCGGTGATGAATGTAGCCGAGTAGAGATTTTTCTCGAAGCAGAAGACTATCAAAAGTGATAGATAATATAGTCAGTACCTTTAGCGATAAAGGATAATACGTGTAGAAGTATGTTAAATCCATGGCAAGACGAAGATGGTAATTACGTGGTTTTTGGACGTGGAAACCTCGGCGTTCAGACATTAAATCTTCCGTATATTGCAATGGAAAATAATCCTAATAAAGACGAAAAAATATTATTTGAAAATTTATCTCATTATATTGACATTGCTCAAAGAGATATGTTATGGAGAGCTAATCATATAGCTAAAATAAAAGCAAAAGATAATCCTCTTCATTTTGTTTACGGCGGAATTCTAAGACTTGACCCAGAAGAGACTCTTGAAAAATATGTGTATAATCAATATTTTTCAATTTCTTTGGGCTATGCGGGCCTGCGAGAAGCTGTTTATTATATTTGTGATGAAGACCAATTCGGTGAAAAAGGTAATAAATTAGCTCATAAAATTATTGATTATATGAATCAGAGGAACGACGAGTTGACAGCCACAACAGGTCTTGCCGCAGGATTATATGGGACTCCTAGATATACATGGGGCATTAATGAGTAATTGTTAATGCGAACTCTACTAAACGGTCATAGCTGAATACTAATAATAAGCTGGTAAGAGAGCCTAAGTCCTTTGGATAGAGGTAATACCGTACTAAATTTATTTTACTTATTTATGATTAATAATACAAAAAAAAGAAGTAAAAATAAAATGACAAAATAGAATTTTAAAAGTATCAAGTAAATAAGTAAAATAATAAAAGTCTAACGACTAGGGAAAGGCAGTTATAAAACTGAACCGAGTAGGCTTAATAATAGGGCGAAATGTAGATGAGATAATATCAAAAAATCGAAATGTAGAGCTTCCTTTTTAAAGGAAGAAGATATAGTCTAATCCCCTTAATAAATATCGGGAAACCGAGGGTATTAAATGATGGAATCAACAACAGATGATTTTGCAGAAGCTTGTATTAAGAATTTTGGTCAAATTGGCGATGGAACTCAGAGTCATTTTCTTACTAATTCTTATCATCATCACGTAAGAGATAAAGTAGATGCTTTTACAAAACTTTTAGATGAAGAACAATTTAGCGATAAAACCACATCGGGTTCAATCTCATATGTGGAAGTTCCTAATATGAGCAATAATATCGAAGGAATTTTACAAATAATTAATTTTATTGGAGAAAATTGTTTATATTCAGAAATTAACTCAGAAATTTCTTCCTGCAAGACCTGTGGCTTTGAAGGGTATGATTTTAAGAAGATTTTGGTGGAAGATGGAACTATTCGCTGGCAATGTCCAAAATGTGGAGAAAAAGACCCAGAAAAAGTTAGAACAAGCTATAGAATATGTGGCTTAACTAATAGGTCACTTTAAATCGCTTAAACTGCGGGAAAGTCCTTAGAGCCTTAATAACTAAATTATAATAGTAATATTATAATGGCAATCAGTAATGGGATTGGTATAGTAAAATCATTAAGGATTGGATAACCAAACGCAGCGAAATCTCCTTTTTAAGAAAAGGAGAGACGTTCAACGACTATAATAGCGACATTATTATAATAATGAAGGTATAGTCTAAACCCTAATAAATATCGGGAAACTGAGGGTAGTAATGATATTAGTAATTACACGCCGAATAGAGGAAGGTCAGAAGACGTTTATTTTAGATGTAAACATTTAAATTTTGAGGAAAATTAAAAATGAAAGATAAAAAAATTGATATGATAGTAGACTTACTACTATCATATCATCATAATATTGGTTATAATTTAGCTATAGTCTGTAAAAATTTACAAAGAGTAAAACAAACTAAAAGTTATCTTGAAAAAGAATATGTTTTGACTCAACGTTGTGAACAAGTTTCACAATTTATTTATAAATATTCAGAAAATAGGCTTCAAATTCTTTCATATGAAGCTTTGAATGCAAGAGGATTTCGCTGCCACCTGATGCTATGGGATAATGAAATTGATGATGATGATTATTTCAAAGAAATAGCCATTCCGATGTGTAATGCAGGCGGACTTAGTAGACCAGAAATAATTAATTTAAAGGAATTAATTAGTAAAAGTCCAAAAGAAGTAAAAGGATATGAAGACTTTCAAATAGAGATTTAATAATATTTGACTTTTTATTAAAGTTATGATATAATATTAGTATAATAAAAACTAAGGAGGAAACTGAATTGTTGTATAATTATTTTGAATTTGATAGGATATTTAATGATATTCTTGAAGAGGAAAATGAACAAAAGAGAAAGGAACTAATAGAATTTTTGGGATATTATTTAACTTTTTCTCCAGTAAAATATTCTGATTATTTTACATCGCAAGAAGAAAGAGAGGATTATAGTAAAAAAAGTATAGTTCCTTATTTGAATAAAATTTTTTATGAGTCAAATTTAGGATTTGATAAAAGCAAGCCAGACTATTCTATTCTTCTTCAACCTGGCATAGGTTCTGAAGGGAAAATATTTGAAATTATTACAATGAAAAATACGGCACATTTATTTCTTTTTTTTAATAATCTTTTATTTTAATCAATAAAAAAGATAGTAAAAAATTATATATCTTTTATTTAATTTTTAAAAAAAAGATTTAAGGAATGTTAGTCCTACGTATATCACAATTCATAAAGACAGACAAAAGTAGAGCTTTTAATAAATTAAAAAATTATAAAGAGGAATATAATAAAATAACTTAATTTTTTATTTAAAATATGATATAATAAAATAAAAACTAAGGAGGAAATTAAAATGGAACAGCAGACAAAGAAAGGCCCGAAGAAGCCAGTTAAACGTGTTCGTAAGAACGTAATTAAAAACTTGGTAAAGGAAAACCAGCGAATTCATGATTATGATAGTCCATTTGGTGTAAAATTTTGGAACAAGATATTAAAGGATTCCAAGTACTTAGCAAAAAATCACAAGGTATTTGATAAAAATCTACCAGCAATTATTGAAAGAGATTATGAGTATTATAATCGTTGTTTAGAAGAAGAAACTGACCCAAATAAAGTCTACATTTTAAAAAGAAAAATCTATCAGTTAGAATATTTTCTTGATGATAGATGGAGAACTTTATTTGATGATGATGCACGTCTTTATCCAGATAAAAGAGATATTTTATGGGCGGAAAACAATGAAAACATTTATGAAAGAAATAAGAAATTAAAGGTGAATAAGAATGAACTATCAAAAAATTAATTACTTTGATACTGCAAATGCCAGAGGACTATCAACAGTTCTCTGGATTAGCGGCTGTGAGCATCATTGTGAAGATTGTTTTAATAAGGAAACTTGGAGCTTTGATAGCGGAAAAGAATTGACACAAGATAAAATCCAAGAAATTATTGAATCTTTAAAAAACACTCATATTAAGAATTTCGTACTAAGCGGCGGCGACCCCTTGCATCCAAAAAATATAGACGATACTATTAAATTATGTAGGCAGATTTATAAGAATGTTCCTGGCATTACTATAATTGTTTATACTGGATATACTTTAAAAGAAATTTGGGGTAAAGAAAAATATATGCATTTGTTATCAATTATAAGTATATTAATTGAGGGTAGATATGATAAAACAAAGCCGACTAAAGGATTAGACTATCGAGGCAGCACTAATCAGAAAGCCATTCACCCTATAATAAATGAAAGTGGAGATGTAATTGGCTATTTTAATATAAGTGATGAGTATTTCAAGGATGAGTATTTCAAGAAGAAAGGAGAAGATTAATGGCTAATGTGGGTTATATAAAAAGAGAAAGAACCAAAGAATCTGATGAACAATATACTCCTGCATATGCGGTTAAACCAATTATAGAATATATTAAGCCCAATTCTGTAATTTGGTGTCCTTTTGATACGGAGCAAAGTGAGTACGTTCAACTTTTAAGGGCAAAAGGATTTAAAGTTATTAGTTCCCATATTGATAATGGACAAGATTTCTTTAAATATGAGCCCGAGGAGGAATATGACTGTATTATCTCTAATGCTCCGTTTTCTCTAAAAGATGAAGTGCTTAGAAGATTATATGAATTAAATAAGCCTTTCGCTATTTTATTGCCGCTTTCTTCATTACAAGGGAGAAAAAGGTTTAAATATTTAGAAGGTTGTCAAGCACTAATTTTTGATAAAAGAATTAACTTTTTTAACGATTGGGAAACTAAAGAGGTTTTAAAAGGAATTAGTTTTGCAAGTATTTATGTTTGTAAAGATTTTTTACCTAAAGATTTAATTTTTAAAGAATTAATAGAAGATTAAAATGGTCAAGATTAAAAAATCTTGACTTTTTATTTAGATTGTGATATAATTATAATAGAAAATAAAAAAGGAGTGAAGTTAATTGAGTTATAATGCAGATAGTATTAGACATCTTGATACTCGTGAAGCAATGCGAGAAAAGATTCCTATGTATTTAGGCAGTGCAGATTTAGAAGGAATGTATCAAGCTTTAAAAGAAATTATTAATAACTCTACTGATGAAGCTTTGGCTGGATATGGAAATAAAATTGATATCCAGATTAATGAAAATAGCGGATATGTTAGCATAACAGATGAAGGACGTGGAATTCCATTCTCTTGCGAAAATGGACATAATACTCTTGTTGCTATTTTTACAGAAGCCCATACTGGTGGTAAATTTGATAAAAATTCTTATAAAAATAGTAGTGGTTTAAATGGTATTGGAGGAACGGCTGTTTGTATGTCTTCTTATGAGTTTACTGTTCAAAGTAGACGAGATGGGACGGCGGCAACAGCAAAATTTAAACAAGGTATATTAATGGAATATAAAGAAGAGCCAACAACTCTTCCAACTGGTACTACAATTACTTTTAAACCAGATAGTGAAGTTTTTATTAATACCACAGAGAATTTTTCTTTTGATAGAATTTGTGATGAAATTAAGAACATTGCTTATCTCAATAAAGGTATTCATTTTAATATTACTGCAGTTGATGATAATAATAAAGAAATAAAGAAAAAAGAGTTCTATTCAGAACATGGAATTGCAGATTTCATAGTAGATATTGCAAAGAAACCTTTAATGAAAAAGCCAATTATTTGTTCCGCTACTGATGGAATTGATGAAGTAGAAGTTGCTTTTCTTTGGACGGGTGGAACAGAAAATAGCTATGTTTTTGCAAATGGACTCTATTGTTGTTCTGGCGGCTCTCCTATAACTGCGGCAAAAAGAACTTTTACAAATTCAATTAAGAAAATTAGTAATCAATCTTTTTCTCCAGAATCAATAAGACGAGGATTAGTTTATGCTATTAATTGTAAGGTTAGAGAGCCCTCATTTTCTAATCAAACAAAAAATAATATTCTAAATCCTTCTTTAGGAACTCTAACAACCAAAGCTCTAAAAGAGGGTTTAGAAGAATTTTCAAGAATTCCAGAATGTAGTAATATTATTGAGATGATGAGTAGATTTGAGAAGGCTGAAAAAGCAGCGGATAGAGCAAGAGAAAATGCTTTAAAGCAAGATAGTGAAATCAGTAAAGAATTAAGAAAGAAGACTGTTTTAGCTGGTAAACTTGCTGACTGTAGATATCATGATGAAAAATCTCAACTAATCGTAGTGGAGGGATTGTCAGCCCTTGGAGGCATAGTAAAATCAAGAAATAGTGATTATACAGCCGCCTTTCCATTAACTGGTAAAATCCTTAATGTATTAAAAAGTACAGAAGATGAGCAATTCTCAAATGAAGTTTTAAAAAATCTTCATACTGCTATTGGAGCAGGCTTTAATCATAATTTTAATATGAAAAAAATGAGATATGGAAGAATTGTCTTTGTATGCGACGCAGACGAAGATGGTTACTCAATCATGTGTTTGCTACTGGCTTTTATGTATAAATATTATCCAGAATTATTAAGACAAAAAAAGATATTTTGGGGACAAACACCATTGTTTAAAGTCACCACTAAGCAGAATAAAATTTATTATGCGTATACAGAAAAAGAACTTGAATCATTGCCAGATGGTGATATTTTAAGAGCAAAAGGAATTGGTGAGCTTGAACCAGAAGATTTTAAGAATACACTTTTCTCAGAAAAAGGCAGATATATTCCTTTTAGTTTTGAAGATGCGGAAAAAGCAAATTATTATTTTGATGTATTGCTCGGAGAAAATATTGAAGAACGTAAAAAATATATTAGTAAAAATGCAGACTTTGATGCCCTTGATTAATATTTGACTTTTTGTTATAATTATGATATAATAAATATATAGTAAAAAAAAGGAGTGATTATATGAGAGAAATTGTTATAGATGGAGAATTAGAAGTATCTGATGCTCTTCCTAATTTTTATGTTCCTTATGCATCGTATGTAATTCAAACAAGAGCATTACCAGATGCAAGAGATGGATTAAAAACAGGAGCACGTTTTATTTTATACGCTCAGTATAAAAATAAGAATACTTTTAAGAACAAAAGAAGAAAAGCCACAGCTACAAAATCAGCAGCAATGATGTTCAGTCCACATGGTAAATAATATTGCCTGTTATACCTTTTCTCAGTAATGAGGGTGTAAAAGCTAACGGGGAAAGCTAAGGGTTTCTATGCTAATCCCGTGGGAATTAATTTATTTCTTTTTTGTACTAAAATTAAGGAGGTGAAAAAATGGTTGGAATTTATAAAATAACTAATCTTTTAAATAATATGGTTTACATAGGAAGCTCTTCTCATATAGAGGATAGAAAAGAATATCATTTTAGATTTGGTAAAACTTATAATGATAAAAGAATTAATAAATTATATAATGATATGTATACTTTTGGTATTGATAATTTTACTTTTGAAATTCTCTGCGAATGTAAACTTTCTGAACTGGAAGAAAAAGAGCAAGAGGAAATTAATAAATATGATAAAAATTTATTATATAATACGGTGAAAAAAGTTTGCAAAGTTGCCAGGGGAGAAAAAGCTTCTCGGGCAAAATTATCAGAAGAGCAAGTATTAGAAATATATAAATTACTAAAAGAAAATATTTTAAGTGATAGAGAGATAGCTAAAAGATATAATATTTGCTTTAATGCTATTTCTGAAATTAATCATGGTATTACTTATAAGCACGAGAATATGTCCTATCCAATTAGAGTTTTTAAGCAAAAAGGGGCTAGAAGAATATTCTCAGATGATGAAGTCAAGCAGTATCGAGAAGAGTATAAAAATAATGGACATCAGTCAAAAATACTTTATGATAAATATAATATACAATGCTCTTATAGTGCTTTTAGGCAAATGCTAACAAGAAAAACCTATAAAGAAATAAATTAAAACCTGTACAGACTATCCTTGGAACGAAGGAGTAAGAGAATTATTTTCTCTGAAATGGGTATTTCTATTTTATAGATAAGATATAGTCGATACCTGCAGAAATGTAGGAATAATATGGATGCAAGTATTTATGGAAATGCTGTAAGAATGAGTCAAGACTTTTCTTTGCGTTATCCTTTAATTGATACTCATGGAAATAATGGTAGTTTAATGCACAACAATGATTATGCAGCAGATAGATATCTTGAGATGAGAAGCGGCGAAATTGCAGATGAAATGACGAATTTGCTGCAAAAGGAAACTATTGATAAATGGAAACTTAATTATACGGAAGAAGAAGAATATCCAACTTATTTCCCAACAACTTTCCCAAATAGTTTAGTGAATGGAAATTTTGGAATTGGAGTAAGTTTAGCTTCTTCTATTCCTTCTCATAATTTAAATGAGGTTTCAGATGCTTTAATAAAATTATTAAACAATCCTGAAATTGATTTTGATGAAATTTATTGTCCAATTGATTTTCCGACAGGAGGAACTATAATTAATTCCGAAGAAGTTAAAGAAAGTCATAAAAAAGGAACTGGAAAGGCTGCTATTATTAGAGCAGATATGGTATATGATGAAGATGCAAATGAATTAATAGCAACCAATCTTCCTTATATGGTATTTTCTTCTAATGCTACAGTTTCTATACAGAATGCAATAGATGAAGGGAAAATTTATGGTATTGAAAGCGTATTTGACGGAACAGACCTTGATGGGGTAAAAATAGTTATAAAATTATCAAAGAACGCCAATGTAAACAGAATTACTAAATTACTATATAAACATACTTTATTACAGGGTAGCTATGGAATCAATATGAATATGCTCGCGGATGGGAAATATCCTAAGTGTTTTACATGGAAAGAAATGATGGAAACATACTTGGAACATCTTTGCAACGTCCTTAGAAAATCATATGAATTTGACTTAAAGAAATTAAAACAAAGACTTCATATTGTAGATGGATTGATTATCGCTATTCAGAATATTGAGGAAGTAGTTAAAATTATTAAGTCATCCCCTTCAACATCTCTTGCAAAAATAAAATTACAAGAAAATTTTAATTTATCAGAAGAGCAAAGTCAAGCAATTTTAAATTTAAAACTTTCAAGACTTGCTAATTTAGAATTACAAAAATTAATTGATGAAAGAGCTGAATTGAATAATAATATTAATGATATTAATATTATTCTTACAAATGAGAATAAATTTAAAAAAATTGTTATAGACGAAATTTTAAGAATTAAAAATAAATATGGAGATGAAAGAAAAACCAAATGCATAAATCTCGACTTTACTTCCGAAGAAGAAGATGCAGAACCAATTGAAAAGAAAGAGCTCTTAATCCACTATACAAATCTTGGTAATATCTACACTCAAGAAACTACAACTCTTTTAACTTCAAAACGTGGCGGCTCAGGTAAGAAAATTAAGTTAGCTAATAATGAAGCAATTATTAAAACAATTAGAGATGACAACTTTAATTCTCTATTAGTATTCTCCAATAAAGGTCAAATGTATCATCTTTCAATAGACGATTTGCCAATTAATGGTAGAATTAATATAAATCAATTATTTGACTTTAATGGTGATGAACGCCCAACTGCAATTACATCATTTAATAAGAAAGACTCTAAGAAATATTATGTATTCCTAACTAAAAAAGGCTTAATAAAGAAAACCGAGGCGAAAGAATATAATATTCGTAGAGGAAAGTCTATCAAAGCAATTAATCTCAAAGAAGATGATGAAGTTGTAAAAGTTCTATTTTTAGATAACGAACGAATGGGAATATTATCTAATAATGGCAACTATATAATAATTAACTCAACAGAAATTAATGCTATTGGCAGAGTGGCCGCTGGTGTAAAAGCAATGAATTTGGCTACGAACGATTTTATAATTGATGCTCATTTAGTTGAAGAAACAGACAAATATCTAATAACCCTCTCAAAAGAAGGAATAATTAAAAAAGCAAGTCTTAATGATTTTCCAACTTGTAATCGAGGAATTAAAGGTAAGCGAATATCTGATGTAAAAGACAATGATAAAATAATAAAGTGCTTGACTATTTCAACAGATTGTGATATAATTATTATAGTAAATAAGAAATGCATTAAATTTTCAACTTCTGAATTAAGACCTTTATCAAGAACAGCCGTTGGAGTTAAGGGTATTGATTTAGGTGAGGGAGATTTTGCTATTGATTTAATAAAGGAGTGAACATTATTTTATGACGGTAGAAGAAAAAATATCTTTAATTAAAGAAAATAAAGATGCGGCTGTTGCCGCTTTTAATAGATATCTTGATAAAATTTATAATATGACAGATACTTTCTTTGATAAGGATAATAAATTAAAAGAAGGATTAAAACGAGATGAAAAACTTGAAACTTACCTTCTCGACCTTCGAGAAAAAGCAACTGGATTTGAAATTGTTAGACAGAAAATCTTATCAGATGACTTTAATTTATCTCTCGCTGAAATTGCAAGAGTTGGTATTGTGTTCTATTATAGCAAACTCGAAATGCAGAAACAAATAGAACAAATAACTAAAGCTTGCGAGGAAATTGAGGATATCACAGAAAAGTTAATGTCTGAAATACCAAAAGACTTGACTTTAGAATAAAATTATGTTATAATTATTATAGTAAATGAGATAAAGCTAATTTCCAAATTTTATTAAAAATTAACAAAAGTAAACTATTTGACTTTATCAATAATTTATGATATAATATTAATAGAAAATAAAACAATAGCAAAATTGATGAAATCTCATCACACCTGTTATTAGTTTTTATTTATAAAAAAAAATATTTTAAATTAATTAAATTTTTAAAGGAGTGATTGTTATTATGGCAAAAATTACAGAAAATTCAGCAAAGGTTTTAAATTACTTACAGGCAGCAGGTGCAGGAGTAAAGTTCACAGTTAAGGATGTTCAGACAGCACTTGGTTTTGAAAAGGCTGGTGCAGTCGTAGGTTCAGTAAGAGGTTTTGAAAAGAAAGGTCTTATTGAAAGATTCGTAGAATCTGTTGAAGATGAAAATGGTAAGATTAAAGAAGTTAAGTATTTTGCACTTAACGAAGCAGGAGTATCTTACAATCCAGAAGATGCTGAGTAATTAAACTAATTTAGAGAGGGATTAACCCTCTCTTCTACTATTAATTAAAATTAAAATTAAAAGAAAAGTCGGAGGAAATTAATTTATGTTAGATATTAGAAAAGTAGAAAGTAAAAATGAAGTATATGTAAGCGGTATTTTGAATGAACTTGATATAGTAGAAGGAATTACAAAAGACGGCAGAAAATGGATAAGAGGAACAGCAAATGTTAAAATTGATCAGGAAATAAATGGTCAGATGACAGAAGATATTGTTCCTATTAAAATGTTTTCAATGAGAGCCAAGAAAGATGGTTCAGATAATAAAATCTATGATATAATTGCAAGTTATAAGGATAGACTTACTTCTCTGGCGGCCGCCGATGATGAAAGTCAGGCATCGAGGGTCACTGTTTCCGCCAAGATTGAAGAGAATCCTTTTGTTTCAAAAGATGGACAGCTTGTTTCTACATGGCAGCTTACTTCTAACTTTATTAACAACAAAAGAGATTCAGATGAAGAGGCTGCGAAGTTCATTTTCTCTGGAGTGGTTGGAAAAATAATTCCAGAATATAATAGAGAAGGCGAGGAAACAGGTAGAGCAATTGTTCAGTTTATCGTTATTGGTTATAACGGCAAGGCAAATCGTATTGATTTGATAGCTGATGGTTCTAAGAGAGATTACATTGAAACTAACTGGAACGTTGGTGATACAGTTCAGGTCACTGGCAGAATTAACGTGACCAAGAAAATCGTCACTTGGACAGAAGAGCAGGGATTTGGAGAACCAATCACTCGTTCAAGAACAGAGTCAAGAAAAGAACTTCTTATCACAGGCGGTTCACCTTGTGGTCTTGAAGAGTCTCTTTCATATGATGCAGATTCAGTTAAGCAGGTACTTAGCGAACGTTCTGCTCGTAATGAAGAGCTTATTGCAAAGAGTAAGACTTCAAGTAAGCCTCAGAGCAAATCAGTCAAAAGAGACTTAGGATTTTAATTAATCCTAAGTTTTACTTTTAGATTTTTTGTTTTTAGGAGGATTATTAAATGATAGATTTACTTAATTTAGAGCCACAGAAAATTAGTAGAGATTTAAGAGGGAAGTTTTCTCTTATTTATGGACAGCCTGGGTTAATATAATAGCTCCCTTATATAGTAATATATATTGAATAACGTGGTTAATTGCTGGAAAGCCTAAGTTAATTATTGGTAATTAATATGGTAATCAGCAGCCAAGCCGCTAAGCGGAAGGTTCAACGACTATTCCATTAGGAAGTAAAAATATTAATTATTTTGAAATATTACGCTTCATTAATAGAATGAAGAAGATATAGTCTACTCCGAACAAATATTCTGAAAAGAACGGTAGAAAGGGTGGAAAAACAACATTCGCATCGAAGTTCGACAAAGCACTTATATGCGGATTCGAGCAAGGTACAAACGCCTTAAATAATATCTATGTCCAGCCAGTTAAAACATGGCAGGATTGGCGACAGATGGCTTCTCAGTTAATTAAAAAGCCAGAATTGCAGGAAAAATTCAACGTATTAGTTATTGATACTGTTGATGAAGCTTTTAAGCTTTGTGAGAAATGGACTTGTTCTCAGGCAGGAGTTGAGCAAGTACGAGACGTGGCAGCATTCGGCGGCGGCTATAAGATACTTGATGATAACTTCATAACTCCTTTTAGAGATTTAACTTATGCTGGTTATGGTATAGTATTTATTTCTCATGAAACAGAAAAAACCTACACTGATGATAAAGGTCAGGAATACTCAAAAATAATTCCTGCTCTTCCGAATCGACCATTTAATTTAATTAATAAAATGGTTGATATAATTGGTTATATAAGAGAAATCTCAACTGAAATTGGAGATAAGATTGAAAGAAAACGTTATATGTTCTTTAGGGGAGATGAGCGTTTCCTTTGTAAATCTCGTTTTAAATATATAGCACCAAAAATTGAATTGGATTATGATGCTTTTGTTAATGCTATTCATGACGCAATTGATGAAGAAGTTGCTCATAGCGGCGGTGAAAGTTCAGAAGATAAAAATCCATATTTAGTTCAGGATTTTGACGAATTAATGACAGAAGCAAAAGAATTATGGAATAAAGCTGTTGTAAATGAAAAGATAGAGGAGGCTCAGAGAATTTTAGCAGAAGTTTTTGGAAAACCAACAAAGTTTTCAGAAATTAAGCCAGAAGATATTGACAAGCTAAAAGAAACTCTTATCTTGATAAAGGAATTATTCTAATTAAGGAGATAGGAGCAATCCTATCTCTTTTTTTATTTAAGGAGGGAATTAAAATAGAAACTTACGAAAATGCTGAGAATTATGTAATAGATACTTGTGTACTTTTAGAATATCCACAAATAGTTGAGAAGACAGATAATAAATTAATAATTGCAACAAGCGTATTAAGGGAATTAGATGGACTTAAAAAGAATATTAATCCTGAGACGGCGGCGGCCGCAAGAAAAGCAGCAGTTTATATTTCAAATAATTTGGATAATTTAACTTGGTTCTATGAATGTGAGAATGAAGATTGGCAGAAAATTCCAGTTGATGACCAGCTACTTAAAATAACAGAAAAAGTTAATGGGATTTTACTTACTAACGATGTTTATTTAAAAGTTAAAGCTATTATTCATGGAATTAGTACTAAAGGATATAGTATTAAGGAAAATTATACTGGAATTGAATACTTAATTCTGGAATTTGATGAGAATGGTTATAATGAAATGTTGGATAATATTCTTCAAATAGGAGAAAAGCCTGAGGATATAGAACTGTTTGAAAATCAATATTTAATTGTTAAAAATAAGAATTCTGTTATTAAGGATAAATATGGAATTGAAGATTATGAAGTAATGGCAACTTTCGTCTATCGAAATAAGAAACTTCATTATGTTGATAATCTTAAAATCAAGAATCAATGGATTAATTGTATTGTTCCAAGAAATACGGAACAGATGTGTTTATTTGAAGCTTTAAATAATAAAGAAATTTCAATTATCTGTGCTGGCGGCAAGCAAGGACGAGGAAAGTCCTTTATCCTAAACAATTATGCCCTCCAAGAATTAGAAAAAGAAAATATCCAGAAAATAGTCTACGTACCTAACAACTCTTATACAGAAGACTCTATGGATATAGGTGCTCTGCCTGGAGAAGCTTTAGATAAATTAGCTCCAATGTTTGGAACACTAACAGATTTAATTGGAATTGATTATGTCTCAAAATTAATTCAAGATGAAAAATTAGAAATATGTCCAATAGGATATATGAGAGGAAGAAGTTTTAATAATAGTATTATTATTGTAAATGAAGCTCAAAATTTAACAGAATCCCATATTAAGCTTTTAATAGCAAGATGCGGTGAAGGAACTCGTATATTCTTTGATGGAAGCCTCTATCAAATTGATAAGAAAACTTTTAAGAATAAAAATGGTTTGAAATCTCTTTTTAAACTAAGACTTTCAAAATTATATTCAAAAATCTTCGCTGCTGTTAATCTTGTTAAAACTGAACGCAGTTTTACTGCACAGGCGGCCGAGTGGTTAGAAGATTCTGAAATTCTTTAAATAGAGAGGCATAGCAATATGCCTCCCTTATAAATATTTGACTTTTTTCACAAATTATGATATAATTATTATAGTAAATGAGAAAGGGTGATAAAATTATGAAGATAAATGAAGAAAAGATTCAAGAAATGATTAAACTTTATAATGAACTTGGTAGTAAGGCTAAAGTAGCTAAAGAAATGGGTATCTCAGCGCAAACGGTGTCCAAGTATTTGGCTCTATCAAATATCGACTCGCCGCGAAGCAAAGTAAGAATTGATGAAGAGACAATTAAATTGATTAATGAAAAGTTTAAAGAATATGAGGAAATAACAATGGTTGCAAAGGAACTTGGCTGTGCGACATCAACAGTAAAAAAGCATCTTAACGAAGAAAGTTTAGAAATTTTGTCAAAACAAGGCGATGATAAAGAAGCTCTATATTATTACATTTGCGACTTATTTGGTGAATGTTCAAAAGAACAACCAGTAAGTTCTTGGAATTTAGTTCAAATGAACCGTTTTAAAAAGCAAGGAATGCCATATAGAGGACAATTATTAGCCTTAAAATATTTTTTTGAAGTTAAGAAAAGCCCAATTGAAAAAGCTAACGGCTCAATCGGAATAATCCCATATATTTGGGATAAATCTAAACAGTATTATCAGAAAGAAGCAAAAAGAAAGGACGAAATTGATGCTGCGATTCAGAAGCAATTAGAGAAAGGCAGACTTACTATTAGATATAATCCAAGCGGCAAGAGAAGTAATAAAAAGAAAAAGCTAATCAATTTAAATGAGATAGGAGAGTGAGAATTTGATTAAAACTGATAGAAAAATAATAGTTCAAATTCTTGGCTGTCTAATGAAAAGACCACAAATCTTAAGCGATATTGATAAGTATCAATTAGAAGTTAGCGATTTTACAAATCAATTAGATAAATTTATCTTCTCTGCAATTTATAACCTATATCAAGGCGGTGCAGAAAGCATACACACAATTGATATAGATATGTACCTACAATCAAACTCTTTAGCCAAAGATATCATGCAAAAAGAAAATGGAATTGGTTTTTTGCAGGATTGTGAAGCTTATTGCGAAATTGAAAATTTTAATTATTACTACTCAAAACTAAAGAAAATTAATTTATTAAGAGATTTGCAAAAAGCTGGAAGAGATATTAGTGAATTCTATTCTGAAAATCCACTGGATGCTAATTATAATAAAATTAATGAGAAATTTGAAGTAATGACCACAGAAGATATAATTAATTCTTTAAAAGGAGAAATAGCAACTTTTGAAAATAAATATGTTTTAAATAGCGTAATTGAAGAAAGTAATGCTTATGATGGTGTTAAAGATTTAATTGAAGAATTAAAAACGATTCCAGAAGTTGGATGCCCTTTACAAGGTGATATTTTTAATACAATTATTAGGGGCGGCCGCAAAGGGAAAATGTATTTGAGGTCAGCGGGCACATCGGTTGGTAAAGCAATTCCAAACTCAACAGTTATTCCAACTCCAAATGGTTGGAGAAGAGTTGATGAAATTAAAGTAGGAGATTATTTATTTGATAGAATGGGTAAACCAACAATGGTACTTGCAGTTTATCCACAGATAGAAAAAAAAGAAACTTATAAAGTTTATCTTAAAAGTGGAAAAATTGTAGAATGTTGTGAAGAGCATTTATGGAGTTATTATAAAATTCCACAAGGAAAGAAATTATATACTTCTAGTTTAAAAGAAATATTACAAGAAACAAATGAGAAAGGATTTTTAAATAATCATAAATATAGTTATCGAATTCCTGTAATTAAACCTGTTGAATTAGAAGAAAAACAGTATTCTATTCCACCTTATATTTTTGGTTTAATTTTGGGCGATGGAAGTTTTAGATATAGCAGTAATAAAAGCTTTATGTTTGCGTCAGAAGATGAATATTTACCTACTATAATAGCAAAAGAAATGAAATATCAAGTAAAAAGACATAAAACAAATAAGTACTGTTGGTTTTTTGAGCATTTAGAACCTTGTGAACATCAAAATGTTTGGGTAGAAGACATATTAAAAAATTATCCATGTTTATGGAATAAAAATAGCCATAATAAATTTATTCCTGATGAATATCTATTTGGCTCTATAGAACAAAGATTGGATTTATTAAGAGGATTATTAGATACTGATGGTGGCTTTACTTCAAGCAATGGACGAGTAAGCTATACAACGGTTAGTGATTCCTTAAGAGATAATTTTATTAGTTTAGTATCTTCTCTGGGAATATTAACTCATTTATATGTAGAAGAGAAAAAGGACGGCCGCAAAGCTTATCATATTGATTTAATTGTAGATAATGAGAAAAAGCCTGCATTATTTAAATTACCAAGAAAAAGACTTGCCGCGGAAGAGTACTTAAAAACTCATAAAGGAATACAAAGAGGAGATAGGGAAACAGACCCAATTATAAAAATTGAGGCAACCGGTGATTATACAGATATGACTTGTTTTTATGTCGATAATGAAGAACATCTTTTTGCATATGATACAACGTGGTGTATCACGCATAACACCCGTTCAATGGTCGGTGATGCCTGCAACATTGCCTATCCAATTCGTTATGAGCCAAAAGTTGGAAGATGGGTCGCAACAGGTCATTCAGAAAAAATTCTATACGTAATGACAGAACAAGACCCAGCAGAAATTCAAACGATGATTTTAGCCTATCTAACGGGCTATAATGAAGAAATGTTTCTCTATGGAACTTACACAGAAGAACATATGGGACGAATTAATAAAGCTATCCGTATAATGGAAACTTATAAAGATAATATGTTGTTTGCAAGAGTTCCAGACCCCTGTGCCTCAGTTATTAAAAATTTATTTAGAAAATATAGTTTTCAATATGGGGTTGAAAATTTTTTCTACGATTATATTTTCTCATCTCCAGCAATGCTTAATGAGTATAGAGATTTAAAATTGCCAGAACACGTTTGTTTACGTTTGTTTACAACAACGTTAAAGAATTTAGCAGTTGAATTAAATGCTTTTATTTTAACAAGTACTCAGATTAGCGGTGATGATGACGAAAATGGCGGATTTAGAGATTATAAAAGAATTCGAGGTTCACGTTCTATATCAGACCTTGTCGATTGCGGATGTATAATGTCAAGACCATCAAATGAAGAACTAAAAGAAATAGCAAATTTCCAAAAACGTTATAACTTCACTCCAAATTGTATAACTGATGTCTTTAAAAATAGACGCGGCCGCTGGAATATGGTGAGAATTTGGTCGAGAAAAGATTTGGGAACTTGTAGGACTTATGACTTATTTATCACAACAGCAGACAATAAACCAATTGAAGACTTCCAAATCGTTGATTTTGAATCAATAGATACGAAAAAGATAAGAGAATTAGAAGCTATTTACAATGATGGTGAAATTATTGCTGCCCCAGATTTTGATGAGAGTTTGACTATGGTTTCAGAAGAGCCGCCAGAAAGCTTATTAGAGTCAGTGGAGAAAGCATTTGGTGATGATGAAGATAATAAGAAACGATTACAAGATGTTGAGATAGGAGATTTATTATGATAGATTTAAAAGAATTAGAGCAAAGTCTTGATGATGAAAGAATTATCGAGTTGGTTATGGAGTTAGGTTCAGATGAATATAAAGATACTCCAAATGCAATTATTTTTAAAACAATCTGTCATAATATTGACCCTGCGGAAGCGAGTTTAAAGCTTTATTATTATAAGAATAATAAACAATTCCATTGTTTCACTGAGTGCTCAGAAAATTTTAATATTTTTGAATTATTTAAAAAACGATATAAACTGTTAGGAATTAAATATAATTTCTATCAGGATATTGTTTTAAAAATAGCTGGTAATAATTATCAGGAAAAAGGATTAGAATTTGTTCAAAAATATGAAACAGAATTTGATAGGTATAAAAGACAGAAAATAGAGGTTAATATTCCTAAAATTAGTCCCGCTCTTTTAAATATCTATGAATTCTATCCAACAATAGAATGGCTAAGTGATGGAATTAGCGAACAGACAATGAGAGAATATCAAATCCGCTATTCTTCTCTTGAAAATAAGATTATAATTCCTCATTATGACTCAAATGGTTATTTAATTGGAATTAGAGGTCGTTCTCTTAATGAAGATGATATTGAAGTTGGTAAATATATGCCTGTTCAAATAGAAGGTAAACTCTATTCTCACCCATTAGGCTATAATTTATATGGATTAAATTTTATTAAGGGTAATATTAAAAAATTTAAAACAGCAATTATAACAGAGGGTGAAAAAGGAGTTCTACAATTAAATACAATCTTAGGTCATGATAAAAATATTGCTGTGGCGGCCTGCGGAAGTTCGTTTCATAAATATCAACTTGAATTACTGCTGGCCGCTGGTGCAGAAAGAGTTATCTTAGCTTTTGATAAGGAAGGGGAAGATTGGAAGAAAAAAGAAAAATATTATAGTAAATTGAAGACAATTTGTAGTCGTTATAAAAACATTTGTAATATGGGTTTTATTTATGACTTCCAAAATCTATTGTCTTTAAAAGAAAGCCCGACTGACAAGGGAAAAGAAACATTTATGAAATTATATAATAATACGATATGGCTATAAGAGGAGAGATAATTTAAAATGAAGTATGTAAGAAAGACTAAGACAGAGATAAATAGCGACTTTCTTAGGAATTTATTAATTGATAGAGAAATCATTACCTCTTCTAATGAAAGTTATGAGAATTTTACAAATCCTAAGAAAAGTTTTTTATTAGAGCCAACTTTATTAGATAATATGGAAGAAGGCTTTAGTTTATTTAAAAAGCATTTAGATAATGATAGTACAATATATTTTGTTATTGATTGTGATTAATTCAGTCAAGGTTTCAATCATAAAATAAAATCCTTTAAATTGCGGGAACGTCCTTAGAGTCTTAATAACTAAACTATATTAGTAATAATATAGTGGCAAGGGTAATGACTAAGGTATAGTAAAATCATTAAGAATTGGATAATCCGCAGCAAAGCTAACTCTAATGAGTAGAATGTTCAACGACTATCGAAAGCAGAAAGTGTAAGTAGAGTAGAGTTTTTCTCGAAATAGAAGATTAAAAAGATATAGTCTAATCCCCTTTTTAAATATGCAGAAATGCAGGGTATAAATGGTTGACGGATTCACTTCTTCATCAATCTTTATTAACTATTTTAATGATAATCTAAAAGAAAAATATCCTAATGTAGAAATTAAATATCATATCCCAGAAGCAAAAGCCCATGGTCTTTCAACGATTATGAACGAATTTACTAATGGAAAAATATGTGATTTAATTGTCTGCCCTGATTCTTCCAGTAATGATTTTGAAGAGCATCAGATACTCAAAGATTTAGGATATGATATTTTAGTAGAAGACCACCATCTTACAACGCATTATAGTGAAAATGCAGTTGTAATTAATAATCAATTATCTGAGAACTATCCTAATAAAGAGCTAAGCGGTGTTGGAGTTGTTTATAAATTTCTTCAATATTGTGATGAGCAATTTAATTTGGGTAATGCCGCAGATAAGTATTTAGATTTAGTGGCATTAGGCATAAGAGTATTGTGCTAATACATCTTTACTTATTTTATTAATAAGAGTCATTTAAAATGGCTAACGGTGAAGGCTAAGTTGAAAAATATGCTAATACCGTGGGAATGAATGTTTTTTTCTCTTTTAAATGTACAAAAACATTTAACCTGTATCGACTATCCCTTAGGTTGGAAAGCTGGGGAGTAGGAATACTATTAATACGTATTTTAGTTTTAGGAAACGAAGCTAATGAGAACCGAAAGAGATGTACAATTATTAATTGTAAAATATAGTCAAAGCCCTAAAGAAATTTAGGGGTACTTGAATAAGCGATATGTGCTACTTAACAACGCTTGAAAATCGTTATATTTGCCAGTATGGTTTAAATCACATCAATAATCAATTCCTAAAAGATTTAATTGAAAAACAATCCTATTCATTAGGCACTGGGCCGCTAACACCAACAGGAGTGGCATTTTATCTAACCCCACTTATTAATGCTTTAATAAGAGTGGGGACAATGAATGAAAAAGAAAAACTTTTTGAATCTTTTATTAATGGCACAAAAGAAATTCCATCTACAAAAAGAGGAGAGTCAGGACTACTTGAAACAGTTAGTGTCCAAAGCGTAAGAAATTGTGTAAATGCAAAATCAAAACAAAATCGAGAAAAAGAAAAAGCAATGGAATTACTTGATATTCAAATTCTTGAAAATTGCTTAGACGAAAATAAAATATTAATTCTCAATGCTGATGAATTAGATGTTCCTAATTCATTGACAGGATTAATAGCAATGGGAGTTAGTGCTAAATATAAGAAGCCAGTACTGCTTGGCAGAACAAGTCCAGATGGATTTTTAAAAGGCTCAGGCCGCGGCCGCAATGGGAGCGAATTACAGGACTTTAGACAGTTTCTTTTAGATAGTGGCTATATGGATTTTGCAGAGGGTCAACGCTGGCCCGATAATATTTAATCATTTTATCAATGAGGTTTTATAGGTACACGTAAGCGATAAAGAAATAATACCTATAAAGCTATCGGGGAAGTCTTAAAGGATAATCCCGAGCAAAAGCATTTTTAATGCTATGTGTATCGACTATTCACGCTAAGTGAAGTAAAATAACTATTGATACGTTATTTGAAATAGTATTCTTAATATTTTAAGTAAGAGATAGTCAGTGCCAATGGAAACATTGGAATATCATGCACGCACAAGCTTTTGGGCAATCAGTTAAAATTTCTAATATTGATAAGTTAACTAATTATGCTAATTATGAATTGGCGGATATCAATTTCAATGAAGGATTCTATGAAGCTGATTTTGTTGTCAATGGAAACTATCCTGCGTTATCCGCTTTAATTGAGGAAATGGATAAAGGAAAAGCCCTATGGTCGCAAGGTAATGATGAGCCAATTATTATTATAAAAAACATTCAGATTAATAAAAATGAAATTTCTGTAATTGGTAAAAACCATGATACTATAAGGCTTATTTATAATGGAATTACTTATATAAAATTTAAAGCAGAAGAAATAATTAAAATGCTTGATAATATTAGTGATGATTTAATGATTACGATTGCTGGTAGAGCAAATATAAATGAATGGGGCGGCCAGAGAAAGCCGCAGATATTAGCAGATGAGATGGAAATTATTGATGTTTCATTTTAATTTTATTCAAAAAATATTAAAATATATTATAAACAGATTTAAGGAGGATAATGAAAACTAGATTAACGTATATAGCTTTGATGATTCAAAGTTCTGTTCTTCAGAACTATGATAAGAAAAAAAAAGAGAATAAAATAAACAAAGATAATTTTTTTGATAATATTCATACAATTTTGTTAAAACAAGATTTTTATGATAATGATATTAGTAATAAAAAATTTGATATGTTAACAAGTACACCCGAAAATTTTGAAGATTTTTTAACAAAGATAAATAGTAATATTACGGCCATTTATTTTGGTAATCAAGATTGTCAAAAATTTTTATTAGATTTGTTTGAACAAACACAAAAGGAATATCAAAACAAAGAAAAAAGTCTTTTTTGTCGTCTTAAAAACAATCTTCTTTGCCACAAAACAAACAACAACAACAACAATGCGATTGTTTTTTGTTATAACGAAGAAAAAGATTATTGGGAAACTCCTGAAGAGATTCTTAGTAAAATGCCATTATAAAATATGCAAAATACTAAATAGAACGTAATTTTTTTATCTTAATCATAAGATTTTACATTTTAAATAAATTATGCTATAATTATTATAGTAAATAAGAAAAAAAGGAGAGAAAATATTATGGAAGAAATAATTTTAAAAAGAACAGAAGAATGGAGAACAAATTCTGAGGAAGAGGCAGAAGCCCTCATTAGGAAAGCAAAAGAAGACCCAGACAATGAAGGATATGAATTAACTTCATATTCTTCAACAAGAAAAGAAAAGAAAGACGACTTATATTATATTGTTAAGTTAGTTAAGGTATGGTAATATTATGAGGTTATTTGATAAGAGAATATTAGCAAGAGCAAAAAGATATGCAAAGAAAATTAATCAAATTGATAAGCTATTAAATCAGTTTGAGAAAAGAAAAGAATTATCACAAGATGCAAAAGAATTGATTCGTAAAATTGATGAGATTTTAGAATAAAAGAGAATAGTCAAGATTTTGTCTTGACTTTTCTTTTAAATTATGATATAGTATTAATAATAGATAAGAAAGGAAAATTTTAAAATGTTAAAAGAAATTATAGAAAAGAAGAGAAAAGAATTAATAAAAAATAATTTTTTAGAATTAAGAAAAAATCTATTTTCAGATGAATACCAACTTAAAGTTAAAAATTATTGTCAACTTTATGGATTTAATATTGACGATTTAAATAATCAAATTATGTGTAATGATTATGTTGCATCATATTTTATAAAGAACCCACTAAAGCAAAATTATATTGAAAAAATAGTAGCGGATTTATTAAATACAAAAACATTGCCTCAAAGCGGTAAAAACGCCATTAGATTTAATGATAATGGAGAAATAACTAATAAAAAAGAAATCAATACAACAAAATCAGCAGATTTTAAAATTAATAACACTTATATTACGCAAAAATATACAAAAGATTGTGGTGGGTCGCAGGATAATCAGTATAATGATGTTGTTTCTTTTTTAATCAAAGGAAGTATCAAGCATTATGTTGCGGCAATTTTAGATGGAGATTTTTGGGATAGTAAAAGAGATGAATTAAAACAATATTTTCAAAATAACAGTAAGGTAAAGATTTTTAGTGTAGATGAAATTCTTCAAGGAGGAATAGTATTTGACTGATATAGAAAAAACAAAACATTACTCGATAAATAGTCTATTATTAGATGGCTTATTAGATTTTATTCCTAATGATGCCTATATTATCGAACCTTTTTATGGAAGGGGCGATATGGTAAGGGATATAAAAATCAAAGAATACTACGATATTTCTTTTAGTAAGGAATCAGAGCATTATAGAGATACCTTATTAAATCCGCCAGATTATAGAAATAAATGGGTTATAACGAACCCACCTTATTTAGCCAAAAACAAAGCTAAAGATAAAAAATATTTTATTAATAATAATTTTGATGATTTATATAAAATAGCAATCAATACAATGTTAGAATGCTGTGGCGGCATCTTAATAATTCCAATCAATTTTTTTGCAGACGAAAAATCTAAAAATATCAGAAAACTTTTCTTTAAAAATTTTTCAGTACAAAGACTTAATATTTATTTCGATTCAATGTTTGAAAAAACTAATTACAATGTCTGTAGTTTTGTTTTTAAAAGAAGAGAAAATAATAATTCTAATCTTATAAAAACTTTTCTTTATGGAGATAACGAAATTAAAGAAACAATGCTGTCATTAGAAGAATTATACGATTATAGAATTGGCGGCGATTTTTTTTATGAATTAAATCAAACAGAGCCTATATTTTCAAGAGTAATAGAAAACAATAAAAGCCAAGCAACAAATATTAATGTTATGTGTATTGATAAAAGAAATGAAAAAATTAATTTTTATTATAGTACAAATACTATCATAGGCAAACAAACTGACAGAAATTTGGCTACAATTGCTTATAAAGAAAAACTTTCTGAAGATTTTCAAAAGGAATTAATTAAGGAAGCCAATCAAATTTTAAATGATTTTAGAAAATCAACTTATAATATCTGCTTAACAAATTATCGAGATAACAATAGAAAAAGAATTGGCTTTATAGAAGCCTATCAAATTTTAACAATGGCATATAATAAGTTAAATAATATTTGACTTTTCTTTTAAATTATGATATAATAAATATAGAAAATAAGGAAAAGGAGGAAATTATGAGTAATTTAAATTTAGTTCCTCGTTTTGATAATCATTGTCATAGTGAATATTCAAATATCCGTCTAATTGATGCAATCAATAAACTACCAGATATGCTCACTACAGCATATAATCTGGGTATGAAAGGTTTGACTCTTACAGACCATGAATGCCTTTGCGGCCATCTTAAAATGCTTCAAACAGAAGAACAATTAAAAAAAGAGAATAAACTTCCAGAAGATTTTAAAGTTGCTTTAGGAAATGAAATTTATTTAGTTGACGATAGGTATAATATTGAAAGATATTGGCACTATATTTTAATAGCTAAAAATAATCAGGGACATAGAGCTTTAAGGGAATTAAGTTCTAAAGCATGGTATTATAGTTATAATTCAAGGGGAATGACAAGAGTTCCTACTCAAAAGAATGAATTAGAAGAAATTATTAAAAAATATCCAAATTCATTAGTAGCTTCAAGTGCGTGCTTAGGGTCAGAATTAGATAATTTAGTTTTGCAATTAATCAAAGCGGAAGAAAAAGAGAATAATGAAGATGAAATTTACTCAATTAAATTAAAAATTGATGATTTTATTAAATGGAACATTAATTTATTTCATGATGATTTCTATCTTGAAATTGCTGCAGGAAGTTCAAAAGACCAAAGGCTTTTTAATCAAAGAATTAAATCAATTGCAAAAGCATATAATTTAAAAATAATAATAGGGTCTGATGCTCATTATTTAACAGCAAAAGAACGCCCAATTCATAAAGCTTATCTTAATTCAAAAGAGGGTGAAAGAGAGGTTGATGAATTTTATTGGGACGCTCATATGATGGATAATAATGAAGCATATGAAAACTTAAAAGACTTCTATTCTGAAAATGAATTCAAACAGATATGTAGTAATACAATGGAAATTTACGGCAAAATTGAGAGTTATAATTTATATCATAATCCAATTATTCCACAAGTTAGGGTTAAAGAATATCCAATTCAAATCCAATATCAAGATATAAATTTGTCAAAATATCCAATAATAACTTCTTTATTAAAAGGAAATAATCAAGAAAGATATTGGATTAATCAATGTTTAGAAGGTTTATATAATAAAAATTTAGTAAAAGATAATTATATAGAAAGAATTGAAATTGAAGCTGATGTAATAAAAACAGTTGGCGAAAAATTAGGTAATTGTCTTTTTGAGTATTTCAATACTTTTCAACATTATATAGATTTATTCTGGGATTGTGGCTCAATCGTTGGACCAGGAAGAGGAAGCTCTGTTTGCTATCTTTCAAATTATTTGTTAGGTATTACTCAATTAGACCCTATTGAATGGGAGCTACCTTACTTTAGATTTTTAAATAAAGAAAGAGTGGAACTGCCTGAACTATATTGGGCAGTATAAAATAGGTGAACGCATCCAGCGGTGTACACAAATAGTGTGCTAACGGTAGAAGTTAAATAAGGCAAAGCACGAATACGCTTCGTAAGAGAGTCTACGGTTCAGAAATGAATAGCAGATGATACCGTGCCAAGACTAAATTTAATTCAATTTTTAATTAAATATTTTTTAAATTTCTATATTATAATCGAGGTGATAATATGGAAAAAGAAATTAAAGACTTTTCAGGATATACAATTACAGATGATGGTAAAGTAATTAGTTATAAGTTTAAAGAACCAAAAACAATGAAAACTTGGCTACAAAAAAGTGGATATGAAAATATAAAATTATCTAAAGAAAATAAAACATATCACTTTCTTATACACAGATTAGTAGCAGAAGCTTTTATTCCAAATCCTGATAATCTCCCAGAAGTAAATCATAAAAATAAAATTAGAAATGATAATAGAGTAGAAAATCTAGAATGGTGCAGCAGAAAGGATAATTTGTATGATAGCTATTCTACTATGAGCCAAGTTAGAAATTTTAAAAAATGTTATCTTGTAAAAATTGAAAGTGATGAGCCAATTAAATTTTTTCAGTCTATAAACAGTGCTGCGAAATATGCAAAAGAATATTTTAATTGCAGTGAAAGTGGAATGATAAGAAATTATAAATCTAATGGTTATGAAATTAAATTTAGTAAGGTATAACGACTAAATTGAGATTAAATCTCAGAGAGAATTGGAGATGGATACCAATTCGTAGTGCCTATTATGAGCATAATGCTCTAAAGAGATAGTCTATTCCCACTAATAAATATCGGGAAACCGAGGGTAAATAAGGATATCGACATAGATTTAACGCCAACAAAACGCAAAAAAATCTTTGAAGAAATTAGAAAAGAGCGAGGAGAATTAAATGTAGTTCAAGTTGCTACATTTGGAACAGAAGGCACACGTAGTGCAATTGCGGCGGCAGGGAGAGGTTATCGAAGTAAAGAATTTCCAAATGGATTGGAAGTTGAAACAACTCAATATTTAAGTAGTTTAATTCCTGTTGAAAGAGGTTTTTTACGTTCAGTTCATGATTCAGTTTATGGAAATGAAGAAAAAGATTGGAAGCCAATTCAAGCTTTAGTCAACGAACTTGATAAATATCCTGGTCTTTTAGAAATAATAGAATCAATTGAAGGATTAGTCTGCCGCCGAGGTCAACACGCATCAGGAGTAATGATGTATAATAATTCTCCATTTGATACTAATGCCTTAATGAGAAGTCCAAACGGAGATTTAACTACTCAATTTGAACTCCATGATTCAGATAAAATGGGTGATACCAAGTTTGACTTTTTGGTGACGGAAGTTTGTAATAAAATTACAACTTGTATTGAGCTTTTACAAAAAGATAATTATTTTGAAAAAGAGTTAACATTAAGACAAATTTACAATAAATATCTTCACCCAGCAGTTTTAAACACAAAAGACGAAAAACTTTGGAACGCTTTGGCCGCAGGCTCTGTTTTAGATGTATTTCAATTTTCAACAGGAGTTGGCTTAGATACTGCAAAAAAAATTAAACCAATTAATCCAACTCAATTAACTTCTGCAAATTGTTTGATGAGATTAATGGGTGAAAAAGGAAAAGAACGTCCTCTCGACAGATATTGTAGATTAAAAAACAATATGGATTTATGGTATCAAGAAGTAAGAGATGCTGGATTAACAGAAGAAGAAATAAAGATATTAGAACCATATTATCTTCCTAATTTTGGTGTACCAGCTAGCCAAGAGGATTTGATGTTAATTTGTATGGATAAAAATGTAGCACATTTTACTTTAGCCGAATCAAATGTAGCCAGAAAAATTGTCTCCAAAAAACAAGTAAAAAAAGTTCCAGAATTAAGAAAAAAATTTATTTCTCAATGCCCGACTGTAGCGATGGGAGAATATGTTTGGGAAACAGTCATGATGCCTCAAATGTCATACGCGTTTGCGAAACCTTGTAATGGGGTTAATACACTTAATCATTTTATCAATGAGGTTATATAAAATATTTTATCTGAGGACTAAAGATAAATTATATAGCTAACGAGGGTAAAATCTCGTGATAAATTTAAGACAGACTAAATTTAACTAAGAAAAGGAGGTGAAATTATGCTTTATATATATAAATTTACTAATAAAATAAATTCCAAATCATATATAGGCCAAACTAACAATATTGAAAAAAGAAAAAGAGGCCATAAATCAGATAGCTATAATGCTAAAAGTCATAGCTATAAACTCCCTTTTCATAATGCAATTAGAAAATATGGATGGGAAAATTTTAAATTTGAAATTATAGAAGAAATTCCTGATGAAATGGGTAGAGATTATTTAAATGAAAGAGAAATATTCTTTATAGATTATTTTAAGACATTAACCACACAAAACGGGTACAATCTTACAGTTGGTGGTGATGGTTGTGCGAAGCCAAAGAAAACTTTTGAAGAATGTTGTAAAGTATCAAAAATTTTAAATGAAGAACAAGTTAGAGACATTCAGAGAATGTTATGTGAAAAATATCAATATTTTGAAATTCAGAAAAAATATCCTTTTTTAAAAGACAGTTTTCTTCAAAATATCAATACTGGTTGGAATTTTAGAAGAGAAGATTTAGATTATCCTTTATTAAAAGGCTCAAAAAGTAGAAGATATAGTAAAGAATTAAAAGAAAAAATAATTGAAGAATTAAAAACTTCTCGTTCTTTAACTGAAATAGCAAAAGAATATCATATCTCACGAAGTTATTTATCTCAAATTAATAAAGGAGATAAATGGTTTGACCCAAATAATAATTATCCTCTATATGATAGGAGTAAAGATAGTTGGTCAAAAAAATGTAAATATGATATTATTTTTTCAAATATGACCTTATTAGAGATTTCTAAAAAATATAATATTTGTTATTCAACTATAAAAAAAATTAATAGTGGTAAAAGTAGGGTTGATAAAAATTTATATTACCCTCTAAATAAAAATAAGGAAAAAAATCAAAAAATCTTAGATACTCTGTCTTAAAAATATTGTATCGACTATTCTCAGTGAGATGAGAAGTACAGTTATTATTGATACATAACTGGAAATAGTGTAAACGTTAATGAATTAGTCATCATTGTAAAACGTTTAAAAAATAGTCAGTAATGAAATTTTATATTTCATACGCATGGTTTGGCTTATTCGTTTGTAGGCATTCAAACCTTATACTTAGCAACAAATTTTCCTGAAATTTATTGGAATTGTGCTTGTTTAATAGTCAACGCAGGTGGTTCAGATTTATTAGAATCTGATTCTAATGATGAAGATAATGATGAAAAGAAAAAAAATAAAACTGTTAATTATGGCAAAATCGCCGCAGCAATAGGTGAATCAATCTCAAAAGGAATTAAAGTTCTCCCACCAGATATAAATAAATCAGATTTAATATTCATTCCTTCGATAAGAGATAATGCGATAATTTATGGAATGAAAGGTATCACAAGAATTGGGACTCAATTAGTTTATGAAATTTTTGATAACAGACCTTACACTTCTTTAGAAGATTTTCTATCCAAAGTAAAAATTAATAAAATCCAAATGATTAGTTTAATTAAGTCGGGAGCTTTTGATAATCTCTATAATGGTAATAGAGTTAAAATAATGGAGAAATATTTAGATACTGTTAGTGATAAAAAGAAAAGAATTACCTTACAAAATATGCAGATGTTAATTGATAAAAATCTTTTACCGCAAGAATTTGATTATGAAAAAAGATTGTTTAATTTTAATAAGTACTTAAAATCTTTTAAGAAAGGTCAATATTATATTTTAGATGAGATTGCTTTAAATTTCTTTAATGAAAATTATGATGATAGTTTATTAGAAGATGTTAATGTTGGCAATAATCAAAGTGCATCAATTAAGCAAAATATTTGGGATAATATCTATAAAAAAGGAATGGATAAAATAAGAGAATGGTTTAAGGATAATCAAGAAGAAATTCTCAACAAACTCAATTCTTCATTATTAGACGAAACCTATCAAAAGTATGCAGGCGGCTCAATATCCCAGTGGGAAATGGAAAGCCTTAGCTTTTACTATCACCCACATGAATTAGCAAAAATTAAATATAATGCCTATGGAATCTCAAATTTTAGCTGTTTAAATCCAGAGCCAGAAATTGAACGTTCATTTGAAACAAAAGAAGGAACTGAAATTAATATTTTCCAATTAAATAGAATAGCAGGAACGGTAATTGACAAAGATAAAAATAAAAGTCAAATTATTCTTCTTACAGTAGACGGTTCAGTTATCACAGTAAAAATTTGGAAGAATCAATACGCTGTTTGGGATAAGCAAATTTCTCAAAGAGATAATAACGGAGTAAAGCACGTTATTGAAAAGTCTTGGTTTACAAAAGGTACAAAATTAATTATAACGGGAATAAGACGTGGAGACACTTTTGTCCCAAAGAAATATAAAAGTACAGAATGGCCGCTCTTTGAAAAAATAGAAGAGATTGACGAAAATGGTTATATTAAGTCAAGTGCAATAGAAAGAATAGAAATTGATGAATAAAAAGGAGGGAGTGAATGAGTTCATACGGTTTTTTAGATTTAGACCTATGGGGTAGCGGAAAGAACTACCCCAATTTAGAATTAATGAAGATTTATAATTATTGTTATTAGAATAATCATGTCGTGGCTATGCTTCGGCCGCAAGATAGTATTGAACGTTTTAATAAGGTATTTGTCTTCAAAGAGAAACCAAATACTTTAATTAATAAGAAAATTAAAATTGATTTAGGTGATAAAAAAGTCGATTGCTTAGGATATAACTTCTATCATAAAAATCCAAATTTAATTCCTGAAATTGCGGCAACCCCTCCTTCATATCTCCCTTATGTAGCATTTACAGAAAGATTAGCAGATAAAAAGCTTTTAGATAAAATGCAGAAAAATTCTTATATAAGAGTTGGAACAAATGATTTCAGCGGCTTTAAGTCAGAGAGAAAAGATATTTATATTGCAGACTATAATTTTATAGAACAATCAAATGCATTAGACTTTTTAAGAGATTATCATGAAAATCACAAATTCATTTTCTTGTATCCTTTAATTTTCTCAGACCAACAACTGTGCGAGGATTTTGCTTACTATTCTAAATCACTTAAGAATAGAGAATTAATAGCTGATTTTGATTATGATAGTTCATTCATTGTTAATAATATTGATAAACCGATTAAAATTCTCTACAAAGGCGGCCACCCTATAAAAGATTTAAAAACAATAATTTATCTCAAAAAAATAGGCGGCCGCCAACAGCTTAAATTGTCTAAAGATTACAAAGTCCAAGATGAACTATCTAATAAAATTTTTAAATGGTATTACTCAGATTCGCAGTTATCTTACTATAATTTCTATAAAGAAGATAGCAAGGCTATTTCTCTAATGAATAAAAGCGATAGTGAAATTAGATTATTATTAAAGCAAAATCCATTAACTTTTGAAAGTAAAAGTATTGACTTTTAATACAAATTGTGTTATAATTATTATAGTAAATGAGAAAAAGGAGGGAAATAAAATGGGTAGTGAAGATATTAAATTAGTTTATGATAAAACTTGCTTTGACCTTAAAGAAAGAAAAAATGAACTTGAAAAAATTAAGCTTGATATTTTTGTTTTAAATCCAAGATTAAGCGAACTCATTGACGAAATAGTATTCTTAGAAAAAGAAAAATCACATTTGGAGGATTTAATGAATGAATGAAGAACTAACTACAATTTATAATGATGATGGAACGATGAAAACAAAAGAAGAATTTCTACAAACAGTTGAGAATTTCTATGATAAAGCTTGTACGAGTTGCGGCGAAGATATTCTTGATGAACTAACAAATCCTGATAAACAAGTAGATGTAGAAGCCACAATAGGAACATTTGATTTCTATGAAAGACATCTTTATGTATCAGAAGAAATTACTTCTCTAATGGCAAATCAGATAACAGAATTAATTTATTTTTGGAATAGAATTGATAATATTAACAATATTCCAAAAGAAGCAAGAGTGCCAATTAAAATGTTTATTAATTCGCCAGGCGGAGAACTTGAAGCAGTATTCAGTATAATAGGAGCAATGGAAACGTCGACAACGCCAATTTATACAATAACAACTGGAACAAGTTATAGTGGCGGCTTCTTTATTGGAATTTGCGGAACTAAGAGATTTGCTTTTCCTTATAGTACCTTCCTCTTCCATGAAGGCTCTTCAGGAGATATGGGTGATGCTCATAAATTTCTCCAAAGAGTTGATTTTTATAGAGCACAACTTGATAGTTTAAAAAGCGTGACGATAAATCATACAAAGATTAGTGCAGAAGAATATGATAAGCATTTTAAAGACGACTGGTGTCTTAATTGCACAGAAGCTTTAAATTTTGGAGTCATTGATAAAGTTATTAATACAATTGATGATTTGTTTGAAGAAGAAAATGAAGAAATAATAATTGAAGAAAATAGGAGTGAAGATAATAATGAATAAAGAAATTAAAGAACAGATTAGTGAAATTTTAGAAAAGAATAGTAATGCAGATACAGCGGAACAGTTTACTCAGATTCTGGAACTACCTGATGAACAGTTTGATGCAATGTATCCTTCTTTTAAAGAAAAGATACTTGATGTGTTTAGCTCAAAAGCTTTTCAGGACGAAATACTTAAAACTCTTGAAACAAATCCAATTAAGAATTTTGAAGAAGAGTCAAAAGGAATTAAGGACTTCTTGGAAGAAATTAAAAAAGATGATAGTATTTCTGATAATAAAAAAGAATTTCTCAGCCTTATAATTGAAAATACAGTTCTTTCAATCTATGACCTTTATAAAAATCCAAGAGAAAAAGTTAAAATAAAAATTCAGAAGCTTAGTGAAGATGCTATAATTCCTAAGTACGCTCATGACAGTGATGCTGGTGCTGATGTATTTGCTTTGGAAACAACAACTCTTAAGCCTCATACAACGCAGGTTATTAAAACAGGAATTAAGATTGCCATTCCAGTAGGCTATGAAATTCAGGTACGTCCTCGTTCAGGACTTTCACTTAAAACTTCTCTTAGAGTTGCCAATTCTACGGGAACAATTGATAGTGCATACCGTGGAGAAGTTGGAATTATAATGGAAAATACTGGAAATCTTTCTCAGACAATTAATAAAGGAGACAGAATTGCCCAGTTAATTCTCGCTAAATCTCCAATGATTACTTGGGAAGAAGTTGAAGAACTTGATGATACTGATAGAGGAGAAGGCGGCTTTGGAAGTAGCGGAGAATAATCTTGGGAAAGAAAATTGATATAAAAGAGATAAGAGAAGAGGTAGAAAAAAACGGTTGGCAATTATTGTCAACCGAATATTCTAATTTAAAATCAGATTTGGAAATAAAATGCCCAGAAGGTCATATTTGTTTCTGTTCTTTAGAAAAATTTCGTAGAAAAAATTATCAGTGTCCAACTTGTAAAACCAACCCATACTTTCAAGGAATTCATATTCCTTCTAAGAAAAATGGCTTTAGAATTCTTGCTTTTGACCAAGCTTCTATTACAAGCGGCTGGTCTTTATTTGAAGATGGAAAATTAATTGGACATGGTAAATGGAGTTCTAACGGAAGCCGCAGTACAGAAAGAATTGCTTAGACTAAATATTGGTTTATTTCTCAAATAGAAAAATATGGCCCTGATTTAGTTATACTTGAAGATATTCAACTTCAAAAATTTGGAGAGAATTCAGAAGGAGTTATTACTTTTAAAAAACTTGCTCATTTACAAGGAGTTCTTAAAAATTATCTTTATGAAATTGGAATGCCTTATAAAGTAGTTTCTTCAGCGACTTGGAGGGCTTATAATGAAATTAAAGGTAAAACAAGAAACGATAAGAAAGTAAATGCACAACTTAAAGTTAAAAAGTATTATGATATTAGCGTTGATAATGATACTGCAGATGCAATACTAATAGGAAGATGGGCAGTTTATGAGAATTCTTCACAACAAATAATTGAGTTCTAAAAAAGAGAGTAGAATTAATTTTCTACTCTCTTTTCTTTTACATTGATTTAAGTTTCTCGATGTGTCTTTTAATTATATTTTTCTCCTCCTTAGTTCCAGTATAATTATAAAGCTCATAAATTAACTTATCAATATAATCCATTATTTTATTAATATATTCATCATGAGTTTCTGTTAAGAAATGCTCCTCTTTTTCCTCACTTTCTACCCAATTCTCCATTTTCTTCGCCTTTAACTCATAATAACAGGCCTCTTTAATATCTTTATAAATATCAATTAGCTTAAAAGTGGTATCAAGATTTGTAGAAGTTAAACCTCTTTCTGCAATGTTTTCAAGTTCTTTAGAAACTCGTTCTTCTAACTTATGCATCTTCTTCATCTCCTTGCTCTGAATCTGTTATAGCCGTAGCCGCCTTTGTAATAGGAAGTGCCGCAATTGTAGAACCACACTGGGTACAATTAGCTCTTCCTATTAATTTGAATACTCCTGATTGGATATTTGTGTGGACTCTTACTGAGTATCTTGTACGACTGCTAATCTGGCACGCACTAACATTTGTACAATCATTATTAACTAATGGATAAGTAGTTGTTCCACTTCCTATTGTAATTACTACATTAGCGGCAATTGTTGTAGTAGCAGGAATTGATTGACCTACTATAATACAATATTTTTCGTCATCTTCATAACTTCCTGCAGGAATATTGATTACTAACTGATTATTAGTAAAGGCAACAGATTGAGAGATTACTAAATGCTCACATAATTTATTTGATGCTGAACAACTCATAATTTCTCATCTCTTTTTAGTTAGCAGCATCCGCCGCAATTATTACCATTTATTGGAAAAGCCCCTCCAAGTGGTACAGAGGTATATGGACTCTGTACTATATATGCTGGCTGAGGTACAGGCTGTAATGCGTTTACAATGTTGCTTGTCTGTGAAAGCTGTGATAACTGGAAATTAGCAGACTGTAATTGTGTTCTCAGAGTATCAATTTCTGACTGAACTAAGTGATTAATAATTCTATCAGTATTCTTATCTGCATTTGTTATAATATCACAAGTTGATTGAGCAAGAGCATATTTTAATCCTTCCTGTCCATTCTGAACTCCACAGAAGCCCTGCTGCATTGAGTTCTGGATATTATTGGCATTAGCCTGATTGTTAAAGTTGGCCTGCATTATAGATTCTCTTGTTTCACAGCAGCAATCTTTCATATTATAATTTGTCTGTGCAATTGCTGACTGGAGTCCATTAAATCCACAATTTAAATTCTGATTAATTCCATTGGCATTCTGATTTATAGCTCCCTGTGTTTCATAGCTGGCTGCCTGCAACTGAGTTCCAAGTCCAGCAATTTCACCGCTTGTTGTATAGAAGCCCTGACACAATCCATTCTGAACTCCACGAATTCCATTATTTAAATTATTGAAATTAAATTCATCTACAACTCCCTGCTGAGTTGCTGGTGTGCAACAAGCATTATAACCATTATTACCACCTATATTTGCAGGAATTACTACAGTATTTGTTCCTTCGTTTCCATTTCCTCCTCTATTGCTTCCCCATCCAGCAAAAGCGAAGAAAAGAATTAAGATAATTACCCCATAGTGTTATCGTATAAGTTTTTTATCTTATACTTCTATTACTTTTATTCGTAATAGTTCAGCATAACTTTTCAACTATTTAATTTTTCCACGTTCTACCATTAATAATATCATTGATGGTACTGATTGAAACACCATATAATTCAGACAATTCTTTATTAGAATGTGTACTGTCTTCTCTAATATTATTAACCTGATTTTGGGTTAATTTAGACCAAGGACAATCCTCTCCTTGTAAATGTAATTTGGTATTTATAGCATGATTCCTATTTTCTTGATTTGTAACCCATTCTAAATTTTCTACTGAATTATTGTTTTTATTACCATCTTTATGATTTATTTGTTCTTTATTATCTGGATTTGGAATATATTTTTCAGCTACTAATTTATGAACAAAATATTTCTTCCCACAAAGAGTAACCCTTAAATATCCCTTATTGTTTGGCTGAGGTTTTAAAACATAATTGTTTCTACTATTTATAATTTCTCCATTTCTAGTAATAATATATTCTTCCATTGTCATTGGTTTCGGTGGCATAATATTCACTCCTTTTTTTTTTATTTTTATTATAACATAATTTTATCAAGAAGTTAATAATTAAATAGTGCCGCGGCCTCGTGGGAGTATTATATCTTTTCAACTCCTATGCGTTGCCCCTGACTTAATATTTTAATTAAGCCTTCGGTTCGGATTAGCATTTCAGCCTTCCCGTTTAATTCCGCGGTTATTCGATATAAGTCTCCTTATAAAGTGGCAGGACTCTACCAAGCACCATTTGCACCAAAGGCATTACCATCATTTGAATTACTATCTTTGTTCTGCAGAGCCAAAGCATCTGCTACTGTTAAACCATTTTCTCCCATATAAAAAACCTCCTAATATGTTTTTTAATTCATTTATTTATCATAGACATAAAAGAGTTAAATTCCTGACCAAAATTTAACCCTTGCTGTCCGAAATAGTTTTCAGCTATTTTATTAATATTATTTAAATCTCCTTTTTCTGCATATCCGATTAGCTCATTAATCATGGGATTGTTGATATTACTATTTTTAACCATTTCCCTGACAAACTATTCTGGATTCCTGTTTTTAACCAAACTAATTAACTGCATTGGATTCATATTCATCATAATTGAAATTCCCCTCCTTTTTGATTTTTAAGATTGGTTTGAATTTCATCAATTTGTTTTTCAATTTTCAAGAAGCGTTCATCGTAATTAGGATATTGAGATGTTGCTTCTTCTTGTGCGGCCGCCTCATTTTTTGGAGAATCATTATAAGGCTCTATCTTATAAACCCAAAATAGAGGATTGCCGTTTTGCATTGATTTGATATACATTACTCCCTCATTTAAACATAAAGCTACTGAAATGCCAGCACCAACAGGAACATTTGCAACTTCAAGAGTTGAATTAATATTGTAAACATTACCTTGCGGCTGAGGAAATAATGGTTGAATATTTTGCTGCTGTTGGAACATTTGAGCATTATTATAATTTTGCTGAGGATTGTTCTGATTTTGCAGCAATTGGCTATTAGAATTATATGCATAAGCCATTTTCTCATCACCTCGTTTCATCTTACATTTTTAAAGTGGAAATTA